ATACTATATCTTTGTGTACAGGCTTTACACCATTGACTATATTATCTATATCTTCCTTTAGCTGACCAACCGCCTCTCCCACCTTCGCCGCATCCGCAGCCTTACCATCGGCGGAGAGGGTGGGGTCGATGATTTTATCGACAACGGTTTTCGTTGTGTTGGCAGTGGATTCAGCGTCAGCAATGCCGTTTTCCATGTGATTCAGATTTTCGGCGGTCAAAACATTGCCATTTGCAAAGTTCTGCTTTTGATAACCCATAGTCAAGATTCCTCCTGTTCTTCAGTAGTAGGTGAATAAACCAGCTGTCCGTTTTGGACTTTATAGGTTCGTAGGAAAGGACGTCCATCCGGAATGCTCTCCATATACAAAACGCCGGGCGGGGCTGGCGTTGCGTTGTATGCCGGGTCAACGCTTCCAACGCTCATGATGGTTCCATCTTCTTGATAAGTAATCATGTACATTTAGCGACTCCTTACATCAATCCATAAACAGCACATGGAACACAGCAGGTATCGTGCTTATTGAATTTCACACCAACGCCGGAAGCCTTTTGGGTATAGTATCCGCCTTGCCCAAATGTTATCCCACTATATGAAACGTGGACTCTTCGGACTCTCGGATAGTCCCACACACGGCTTGCAATTGCCCAAATTCCATTGATGGGGAAAACGGTATACTGCAAGTCACTTCCGTTCACTCCGCTGCCGTCCAAACCGGTGTAGTATTCACCGAACCCAATCACAATGGCGGAATACGGGCGCAACCGGCCATCGTTGCAGATCACAGCGCCATCGCCAATACCGCTGCCAGGGTCGCCGTTCTCCCAAATTTTGTCCTGGCGAATGCCGGAGAATGTAATCTTTCCAGAGTCAATGGTGCAGCTTCCGCTTCCGTCTGTAATAGAAATGCCACTGTCTGTAACGACAACTTTGTTATTGCCACGAACAACACGGATGTCTTCGCCGGTGATTTGAACCTTGCCATCCCATCCTTTATGCGTGATAACCAATCCTTCACTTTCGGTAAAGGTCATCATGCTATGAAGTTCTTTTTTTGTCGCCTTCGTCTCAAGATTTTCGTTCGTCTGACGATTGGTGCTCGCCTGCTGGTTGGTAACGCCGCTATTAGACTGCGTGTAAGAAGAGCTTGTGACGGTTTCACCGGCACCGGAAATGGATGTATTGCAGTTCAGCGAAAATGTGACGTTGGTTACAATCGTGTTATGGAATGCGCCGTCTTTATCCTTGTAGCGAATCATATCCATCGGGAACAAATACGGAGCAGACTTGATAGTGGCGCTGTATGGACGGTAAGAAAAGCCGCCTCGTGCGGCAAGAAGTTCCTTCAACACGCCATCATACAAATTGGTTAGGAACCCGCAGTCACTTAAATCAAGCGCGTACTCGTTCGTTCCAGCAAGATAGGTAACTTCGTCACTCACGTCACAGGTAAAGCCGGTGATCGTAATGTCATTCTCCAACAAATCACTGGTGTACCGTTCGTTCATCGTGACGGTGATGGCTGTTTGCTCATACCATTTAAGAACAAGCTGACCGTCCTCGTTCATGAAAGCGCAAGTGCCTGTCAACTGCGCACACCATTGTAAGCATTGGCGATAAGTCAACTGCTGTGAGGAAGATGGAAACCCGCCAATACTATACTGATGGTTTGGAAGAACTGTCACATCGGTCAAAAGAGACACGCTGCACAACTCACAAATTTTCTGAATTAGCGCATCGACATGAATCGGAAACGAAATTTTCGAATAATCAACGGCCTTGTCGAACTTGACCATGTAATCAAGGGCAGAAACCGTAATGATTTGCAGCTTTCGAGGAGACGTGTCGATAATGAATCGACCGCATGGAATCCAAACGACCTGTGCCTTTGTTCCTGCATCACCAATCAAATTCTTTCCAAGAATGAAATTGCCAATGCCATTGAGAGCGCCAAGAACGGACTGCCCAAGAACAAAATGGCCAAGTGCTGTCGGGTCATCGCTCCAAACGCCGACCTTTACATAGAGCACGGCCCCTTCAAACGAAACGTTGTCAAACTTTCCGTCGTAGTTCCGTAACTTCAAAGATAACTCAGACGCTACCGCAGAGCCGACCTCAATTTTGTTGTTGGTCACGCTGTATCGGTCGATCTTTAATCCGCCCTGGACAATGTCCGCTTCGGTGATGGTAAAAGATTCCTTCCCGTTGGAAAATTCGATGGCTGCGGTTTGAAGGTTTCCCTTGTTAAAATAATTTATAACGTCTTGCGATACGTTTACCATCAGTGTGCAGCCCTTTCGATGATATTAAAGGATATTCCTTCCCAACGGCGCATCCGCGAATTGTACATCGGCACGGAACGGTCGCCAACGTAAAACTCGCTGGTTTTCCACTCGCCAGCCATTGCGTCAAGGTAGGTAACATTGATATACTCCGGATTGAACGCTTTCAGGATAACAGCGGCTTCTTGAATGGTGGTGTACTTCCATTCCAGTTCAAGCTTGACACACTGGCCAAGCCGTTTCTTATCCATGATGTTTGCTTCCGTTCGGCCAGCATCAGATGCGGAAATGTCCTGCAACTTCCACTGATAAGAAGAGGGACATTTAAGATACTGCCCATCCACGCTCCGAATCGGATTGTACTGGTCGTAATCCATAAATGCCCCTCCTTTAAGTGCCAATGGGAATGATAGTTTTTCCGTTTCTCTGGTTTACCCGGCTGATTGCCTGAGATATGCTGGAAACGGAAATTTCGGAAGTAGATTCCTTTTCAAGCAGAGCCTTCAACAGCTCGTTCTGCTGACGAAGAAGCTCATTCTGTTTGGCCATAGCCGACTCAACACCTTCGCGGATGCCCTCGACAATCTGGTCGTTGTTGGCAACTGCGGTGTGGCCGCCCATGCTGCCAACAAATTCCGGACCGGATTCTCTGGCCAAAAACAGCTGCCCATCATCGGGAAAACCGCCGTCAGCAAAACCGAACTTGTTTTTGGCAATTTTGATTACTGCGCCAAATGGGTTAAAAATGTCTGTCAGAGTATCATTGACCGTGTTGAAAACCTTTTCTCCGAAACTCTTGCTGGAATCAGACCAGGTATTCTTCAAGTCCTTTATCCACTGAACATGGCTGGTAATACCAAGACCAAGAGCGGCTCCAGCACCAAGAACGCCAGCGCCAGCCGGAAGAGCTGTGCTTCCGATTGCACCGAGCATACTAGCTAGTCCACCGGAAGAACCGAAAGCACCTCCAACGCCAAGCGCTTTGATTTTCCCGGAGATGAACGTAAGGGCTTCACCAGCTTTGGTCTTAATCAAATCCCATCCGTCTGAAACGATTTTCACGACGCCGGAATCCGCGCCAAACAGATTGGAGAAAAATGTCTTTAATCCATTGTAAGCATCCTTTAGGGCTGGAACTTGGTCGATAACCTCGCCAACTTTGGTTTTCAAATCATTGAATGTCTTGACAACATTTTTGATGCTATCAATAGTGCCGGAAAGGCTTTTAACGGCAGTCGATACTTTGTCGAGAGCGAGATAAGCTCCTTCGAATGCCTTTTGAATGGCAAGCCCAACAGCGCTAAGAGCGCCGTTGTAATGGTATTCGTTTTCGACTTCAGCAATGCTACTCTTGACATACGTTTTCATGTCAGAGAAAACGGACTTAAAGGCCTTTTTGGTTTCAACGATAGACTTTGAGGTGTTGGACAAGGTGCTAATAGAATCGGTAAACCCCTGCGAAATTTTCTTGCCGACATCCGACACGGCGTTGATGCCGTCCGAGAAATCCGTAAACGCAGACTTGATTTTCTTGAGCCAGTCAGTCAGACTGCCGCCAACATTCGACAGAACATTGCGCAGACTCATGGCGGTCTTTTCGAGGCTGGTTTCGTCACCATTTGCGGTCATGGCAATGTTCGCATCGCCCATGCCATAGTTTTCTTGCGTCAACTGCTTGCCAAGTGCAATCACAGAATCAGAGAGCTTCTGCATCGCATTTTCAGCTAGTTCTTTGGCACCGGAGATACCGTTGGCAAGACCTTCTACAATGTAACCACCGTAGCCCTTAAAGACTTTGGAAGGAGAGTGGATGCCGGTGTCTGTTGCAAACTTGTCCAGAATAGCTTTTGCAAGACCGCTGACAGACTTTTTAGCACTTTCGATGCCCTTGTTGATGCCATCAATCAAGCCCTGAACGATGTTCTTGCCGTAGTCTAGGAATTTCTTTGGGAGTGCTTTTAACGTATCCGTAAGGCTTTCCCAAGCCTTGTCCCAGTTTGTTTTAAAGCCCTTCCACTTTTTGTCCCACCATTCGCCAACACCGACAAACCACTGTTTCAAGTCTGCGCTGGCTTTATCGAGAGCTGCCGTGATTTTGTCCCAATTTTGGTAAATCGCAATCCCAGCATCGGTCAAGCCACCAACAATCAAACCTATGATCGTGCCAATTCCGGCTCCGATAGGTCCACCAAGAGAGCCGATGATTGTGCCAACAGCAGCGCCAGCCATTGTGGAACCGGCCGGAATCAACAAGCCGTTAAGAATGTTCAAGCCATTTGTTAAAGCATCGTATACGCCAGTCACGAACATCGCAACGCCAGCTATTACACCTGCAACGACCGCGACTACCAGAGCACCGCCCATTTTGCCGCCAGCAGCGGTAATTGCTTTTGCAACAGCGCTGTCCGCAAAAGAAGTTGTTATGAACTCCGCAATTTTTGCGCCAAGCAGTGCAGCGCCGCCAACAAATGTGATAGCGCCTACAATAATTTCGGTAAAGTTTATGGCGTTCAGCTTATCTTCAATAGCCTTTTTAATGCCATCAAACATCAGATAAAATCCAATGCCTATCAAAATGCCACCGGCGACCATGCCTTTCAGAATGCCAATTTTCTTGATTGCATCAACAATATCAGCAATGAAGGCTGTAAGTTTCCACAATGCGAGTGCGGCAGTAACAGCGCCGATGACCGGAAGCATATCTTTGATTTTTTGCTTAACGGAATCAATCTGCTTTGCAAACTCCTCATTGTACTGCTTGAACATATCGTAGCCGGACAAGTCTACATCGCCTAAGAGGTTGCCAGCAGCACCAGCACCAGAACCGGAACTGCCAGAAGAACCGTTGTCCTTCTGGATAACGTTCAGCTCATCAAAGCCCATGATGTAGTTTTTGAACGCCTTTGCAGCCTTGCCGGTCGCTTTGGTGGTATTGTTCATCGCATCCGTTACACCGCCAACAGCATCGCTTGCACTACTAAAATCGGGAAACTCCACCTTAACGCCCATTAGCGTTGCAATGCCGGTCACAATCTCTTTGATAAGCTCAACGGCTGCGATCAGCGGCGGGAGGATAGATTTCAGGGCAGGGTAGAGCAGAGAACCGACAGAACGCGCCAAGCTGTTCAGCTGTGCTTTCAGAATCTTTATCTGGTTGGCGGGGCTGTTGATGGTTCGGGCGAAGTCTCCCTGTGCATCGGTTGTCTGCTTCATGATGGCAATGTACCGCAGAACAGCCTTATCAGCCTGAGACAAGGTAGAAACGCTCTGAGAATAGCCAAGATTGAGCAGTTCCTGCTGCAACCGTGCGTTAGAAATATCGACACCCAGACGGCGAATCGGTTCCAATTCGCCAGAGATAGCCGCCTGAATCTTCGTGAAAGATTCCGCAACGGGGATATTCTTCAAAGAAGCAAGATCGTAGCCAAGCTGGGTTAGGTTCTTTGACAGTACATACGCCTTATCGCTTGCCATACCAAACGAGGTGGTCAGACCTTGAATCGTTGCCATGTTGTTCATGGCTTCGGTGGGGTCGATGCCAAGCAGGGTCTCCATCTTGTTGATGAACGTGCTTGCTTCGCCAGTCAGCCCTTTCATGGACACGCCAAACAGGTTTGCAGCTTCATAGTAGCTGTTGAACTTCTCCGCTGCGTTGCCAAGATAGGTTGCAATGGCTTTCAGCGAGACCAGCTTTGCCGCAGACCGCATGAATCCATTCAGCTGGTTGGAAAGGCTCATGTAGCTTTTTTTCTGCCGTTCGTTGGCTGCGGTTACGCGGTTTGCCTGTGTGACCACTTTGCTCAACTGCGGAGGGAGCTTTGCAAAGGCGTTGCTCACCGTTTCAAGCTGGGATGCAAGGGGAGCAAGAGCAGTAGATATTTTTTGGCAAGAACTTGCAAAAGAATCAAGGTCAGCGGATTTTAGCTTGTCGGTCAGGTCGGGAACAGTACCAATCGCCTTGAACGCGCTGCCAAGCGATTTTAAGCCGGAAATGTCCAAAATGGACAGGGGCGCAAGAGCATTTGTCAACTGCGTAATGCTACCGGACATGGAGTAAAAGTCCACGCCGTTCAGAGCAGACACCGCATTAGGAATCTTCTTGATGGCATTTACAACAGAGTTAACGCCCTTTACGCCAGCGGTCGTGTTGACAGAAGAGATACCATTCAGGAAGTTTGTAACCTTATCCAGACCGGAAATTCCGGCAGACGCTTGTTTCAGCGCGGAAATGGAAGCGGACAGCTTATCAAGGCTGTTCACAACCTTTGTCACGTTGCCCTTTGTCCGCAAATTAGAAATGGCGGTAGTGAGCTTGTCAATATTAAGCTCTGCGCCTTGCGATTCCGCAGAGATTTCTACGGATAAGCTTGTAATATCAACATCAGCCATCACTACCACCATCCTTCTGATTCATCATAGAGAACATTACCCTCTTGATGCGTTCTTGCGCTTCCATTGCGCGTTGGTATTCGTACTCGTCCTGCTCTTTCTGGGTAAGAGGAATCGGTCTATCCATGTACTTGATGGGGCTAGACCCTTTCTTGCGAAACATATTGCCAACCGTAGAGGAAAGCGCAGATGCCGTGTAGAAACCATTTCTCCACGCTTCAACATTGGCTCTTCGAGCGCGTAGTTCTTCCGCGTCTCGGTAGACCTTTGCCAGCCAGACGTCATCACGCCAGAACTGGTCATATGTCATGCCAATGGAGATGTAATAGGCTTCTACATCGTGGAACAGCTTAGACACAGAGAATGGCTCTGTGCCACTGTCCGGTTCTTGAGACTGTGAGGTTACACAATCTCCCACGTTGCGTTTTTTGCGGTCTTGTCCTCTTCATCGGTAGCAATCAGAGCCTTGATAGAATTCGCGTACATTTCCATCAGGGCAGCTATCAGACCTTCCTTGTTCTCGGTGTGCACAAGCATATCATCGACCGTCTTTCGGCTGATGCCCTTGTTTCGGGCAATGAACGCGCCATAGAACAGAGCGGAAGTGTTCTTGATGGGGTTGATGCCGTTGGAAAACTCGTAAATCTGGAAGCCGTTGCGTTCAGTGGCTTCAGCGCTTTCGCGGGTAAAAGTCAGCTCGTAAGTGTTCTTGCCATCGGGGGAATGAAAGTTGATAACCTTAGCAGCCATAATAAATGCTCTCCTTTATAAATAGGGGCAGAACCAAATCCGATGTTCAGTTCTGCCCAGTTTGATTGATTCGATTTTTGCGGTTTAGCCGCCATTAACGGTCAGGCTCTCGCTGAACTTCGGGGTAGAGTGGAAGATGCAATTGATGGTCATTTCCACGACCTCGTCTACGCCAAAGCCGGACAGACCGACCTGATGCATACCCTGCCAAGTAAAGCCGGAACCGTCCTGCATCTTCAGAGCGTAGTATTTGTCCACGTTGCTCTCAGAGGTATCGTCATAACCAGCAGCCTTGACGGCGGCGTAGTCGGTCTTGTTGTAGTTGGCGGTAAAGGCTTTGGTGTCAGCCTGAACGATGCCAAAAATCTGCTTCTGCATACCATCAGACAGGGTGGTTGCATCCAGAAGGTTCGGGTCGGAGATCAGGTCGGGCACATCCTTGATGTCGCACAGCTTCGTCAGAGCGGTTGAGCTGTCGCCACAATACAGGGTGGTATTCAGACCGGAGATAGCAGTACTCATAGAATGTTTACCTCCTTAGTTTCGGTAAATCATTCCGTCCTCTCCGATTGTTGCCCCATAGCTGCAATCAATCCGATAGACGGAATTGTTGTACAGCCCATTCAACGGGGCAAACGATTTGCGATAAAATTTAAGCGGTTCAAGAACAGAATCCACGATTCCAACAATGGAGCGTGCTTCTGCAATGCGCCCGGTGTTCTTGTTGGAGTAGACACGCACACGCAAGGAAACGGCAGCGTACTTGCTGTGCCCGGCAGAATCAATGTGCACAGGAAGATTGCTGTTTTCCTCTATCTGCACACACGGAAACTTTTTGACATTGCTGTCATTGATTTCACCAGTAACGAAGATGCCGGGAACTTGCTTTCGTAGTTCCTTAGCAACAGCCGTGAAGATAGAATTGAAATAATCGATCAACTATTCCAAACCTCCCTCCACGTTGCTTCGACTTGAGAAGCCATTTCCTCAACAGCTCCCCACATAGCCATAGCTGGTTCGTTGCCGCTGGTGTAATTCAGCTGACCTTTGCCGTCTACTTCCTTGACAGGCGTACCAGCATTGCCGGATTCTCCGTAGTAGTACCAGCGCTTGTGCTTTCCGTTTTCTTTGCCGTATGTGCCATGTTCACCCACACCATTAGGAAGTTCGCCGCCATAAGCAGAGTGCATAACGCCAGTACCAAACTCGATAAAGGCGACTGACTTGCCCTCTGCAACGATGGTGCAAGTCTTGTCTTTTTGGTTGATATGGCACTTCACATCGTTAGAGCCAGCGTATTCGGCGTTCTCGAAGCGTATCTTTGCGACTTCAAACCCCAACCAAGAAAGACGAAAAGCAAGTGCTCTAGCTTTCTTGTTCAGGGTGGTCTTGTACTCCTGTATCTGACGTTCCGCATCACGAAGTCCGGCATCGCTCAATCTCACTTTAATTTTCACTTGCGGCCACCTCCTTCAGCGCATACAACGTGTCTGTAATATGTTCTGCGACCTTGACCACAATGTAATTGAAGGGCTTTGAAACGTCCGTCTGAAACCAGACGTGCGTACCTTCATAAAGCGGTGTGTTGCGCTTTTTGCTGGATGAGCTGACAACATAGCTGTAATCCGTGAATGCTCCAAAAGGGCTTGCTTCCGCAGAACCAGTAGGCGGGCTGACGTTCAGCATCAGCTTTGCAGGTTCACTCCACGATTTGTATGCAGATTCGCCAGTCTCGTTTCCCCACTCGTCCACAACAGGCGTTTTCTCGCCAACAGGGTTTGAATACCACAGCGGGCGCTTGTCCAGCGGGCTTCCATTGAACATCAGCCGATAACACCTACTCTCGGAACCACTTCGTTCAGCAGGGACTGTGCCACATCAGAGCTTTCCCACACACGAGTAATGCCATTGTTGGTGTAGCTCGTCTGTCCGTTTGCGCCGATGTGGTTGTACAGTTCCGCTGCAATGCGTATTTGCAACGACTGATACTGCAAGGGCAACTCGTCCGGTCTGTTGCCGAAGGGGTAGCCCTGTGCAAATATCTTGTCTTTGGCAAAATCAAGCAGCAGGTCGAAGAGTGGGTAGTCCTCGTCCGTGATTTCACGATCAAGTGCAGGAGCAATGTACTGCCCCAGCTTGACTGCCACTTCAGAATACTGGTCTCCCATGCCGCTTTCCTCCTTTCGCCTTAGTAAGCCTTGATGCAGTACACAGCGTCCATCTTCTGGAAGGACGGCAGGACAATTTCGGATGCAATGATGTTTGTGTTGACGGGGTGAGGTTCCTTGATAGTGGTGACTGCAACGCCGTTGTTTACGATAGAAACAGAAGCGTTCGTCATGCCCGCACGGAGGTCTGCCTCTTCGGGAGTAGTGCCATACCACATCTCGCCGACCTTACCATCAGGAACCAGAACAACATAGCCATCCGGGATATATTTAACGGAATCGCCACCGCCTTCAGGCTGATACATTTTGTCGAACAAATGAATCTTGATGTCGGTAGTCTGCTCAATCAGAGCACGCGCTTCGCTCTGGGTAAGAACAGCAATAGACTTTGCCGTAACCGTCATGAAACGGTTTTTCACCTCGTCAGAAGCAATCATCTTATTCAGAGTGTTGGTGTTCATGTAGGCGCGAGTGATGGTTTCGCCAACATTTGCAGCAATCGCATCCTTCGCAGTGGCGAAATCGGTAAGGGGAGTCGAAGTGGTAACGTCCCACTTCGCCTTGCCGGTAAGAGCCTTGTAATTCTTTGCCTGCCAAGTACCATCCGGGTCGTAATCGTAGATGTAGTTCACGCCGTTCGCTTTGATGGTAATGCCGGGCTTGCCGTTCTCCGGGCAAAGCAGTTGCCATGCCATACGTTCAGGAACAATTCGAGCACCAGTAATCAGCTCTGCGGCATCATCGAAAATTCGGCTGATGATTTCCTCCGCAAAAGTGCTCTTGCTGTTCTGAATCTCCATCAGCATCTGGCGGTCTTTCTCGTCAATGTGGAAACCCTCACGGAAGAACGGCATCTCGGTTTCAGACACCTTAAAGCCCTTGCGCTCGCGGAAGGTCGCCTTCGTGTCAAATGCACTCGGCATCAGGGAGATGCCAACGCCCTTATGACCGCGAATCCACTTCAGCTCCAGACCAGCTTTCTTGCGCGGAGGAAACAGGGCATCAGAGCCGAATGCTTGCGCGTTGGTAATATCGTTCGTCCAATACTCAGCAAGTGCATCGGAAGTGAAATATTTCTGAAAATCCATGTTTTTTACCTCCGTTAAGCATTAGTGCCGATGTTGTCACGGAAAAAGACTGCGGGAACAGCCTTATGCAGAGCGGCAACGTCATCAGCAGTAAAGGAAAAGCCAGAACTCGCCTTTGCCTTTTTCTGGTCAACAACGCCCTGAATCAGCAGTGCGCCATTTGGGTTGACGGAAGGGTCAACAGTGTGCAGCAGAATGCCAATGGCATCGGTGACTGCTGCATCGGAAACCCCGGTAGTGGCAGAAGCCTTCTTGCCAGTCTTTGCCATGGGATAGCCAGCCTTTACAACATCGGTTTCGGTCACAGTAAAGGGAATGGCAACGTAGGTATCAGCAGCCAGAATAGTGCTTTCAGGAGCCGATACCGGAGTAGTGGTATACTTCATGTTTTCCTCCTTAATGGAAAGCGTTCATTGCGTCACTCGATGCCTTATTTTCGGCATTCTTTCTTTCTGCAAGGCTCTTGGCAAACGCCACACCTTCGCTGTCAGAGCTACCCTTGCCATCCGCACCCGGAGGCGTGGGCATATCCTTCAGCAGGGAAGCCTTGTATGCGGTGTCATGGGCGGTCATAAACTCCGACTGGAACTTAAACACCTTGTCCATGTCGCCGTCAGCCAGTGCAGATGCAGCCTTGCCAGCCAGTTCAGCGTCATAACCCTGCGCAACGAACTTCTCACGGTAGGATGCAAGGGTCTTTTCCTTGACGAGGTTCTCCTTGTCGGCAGTCAGGGCTTCAATCTGCTTCTGCATCTCTGCAAGCTTGTCAGCCTGTTCCTGTGCGGCATTCTCGTCATCGGTACGCTTTGCTTTGAGCTGCTTCTTGTACTCGGCTGCTTCGCCGTTGGCTTTCGTCACGGCGTTGCGCAGCCTCTCGACCTCTGCGTTAGGGTCTGCAACCTTTTCCAGCGCAGAAATGATTTCATCGGCGGTCATGCCCTCTTTGTAGGCATCACCAAGCAACACATTGAGTTTCATATCGTTAATTTCCTCCTGCGTTTTTTTACCGTTGCTTCCCTGCAACGCTGCGAAATTTGTATCCCGGCTTCCCTGCCGGAATATGCAAAGGCGAAAACCTTTACTTCCATTCATCAACGATTTCCCAATCGTCACATGCCATATTTTCCATGGTGTACAAAATATCTTCTGAATCAACAAGATTTACAATCTTGCCATCGTAACAGTGCATTTCGACATAAGGCTTTTTAGAGTCTTTAGTCCCCAAGCACCAATAACCAGTCCAATGATGACGCTTGATTTTACGACCTCGTTTAAGAGAAAACAAAGCACTTGCAAAATTCATTTTTCCCCTCCGTTCTTTTCGTCGGCCTGTTCGTTCATCATTTTGTTAGCGTCAACAATATGGTCTACAGGCTGTTCCTGCGGCTTCGGCGCTTTTCCATCCTCGCCAAGCTTGCCAGCGGCAATCAGGAAGGGCTTACTCATTTCGTAAGCAGCCTGCGGGTCGGGGAACAGACCAGGCGTTGTGAACGCCAACTGCGGGTCAATGCTTTGGCTGAGCATCTGTGCAAAAATCTGAACCTTGCTCTGCTGGTTATCGTACTGACGGCGCGGCAGTTTGATGTTGATGTCACTTGCCATCAACTTAGAACCAGCCGTATCACGCAGGATTTTCAGCATCACAGACAGGCTTTGGCGTTCAGCGTACTTGAACATATTCTCGTACTGCTGTGCCCTTGCTTCTGTGTGATTCCAGCCGTTGCGGACGATAACTGCACCCACGTTGTCGGACGTTGCATTCTCGCTGCCAGTGGCACTTGGCATGGCAGTCAGACTGCGGTACACGTTCAACATGGAGTCAAGCAGGGTTTGACTCTGCTGCTGGTCAAGCTCATTCGCAATCTGCGAAACGGAAGCAGGCAGACCAGAAGTGGATTTCAGGCACATTGCGCCAAGCTCTTTTACTTTGTCAAGAGCACCCTTGTCCACAAGGCAATTGGTAAACACCATGATGGACTGGATGAACTGCGCCACACCGTCCAGCCGGTTGCTTTCAAGGTCGTTGATGGCATCCAACACAGGGATAGCGGGTTCAAACAGACCCATACGCTCCGGGTTGAGCTTATATTCGACCATAGGCAACATTCCCAGAGAGTGATTCTCAGACTTTGTGACCTTGCCGTTGTCGATTTCAAAGTACTGGTTTGGCGTGTACACGCAAATCAGGTCGTTCAAGTCGTTCTGATAATTGCGTGGAATGTGCAGCACGTTGGCAATCGGCTTGTGACCGATGCCGGAGTTGTAAATCACATACGCCATGTCCGGGTCTGGAACGTCCACCAGCAGGGGCGTTTCGTCCGGGTAGTTGCCACCATACCCCTTGTCAGGAAGAACGATGCGGTATCCCTGCCCGCACTCCAACATCCACTGCCAGAGCCGCCGATCAAGCGCATCCTTTCCCTCATACTGCAAGGCGTTGGACAGGCGAGCGATTTCCTCACCGTCACCAGTTGCCGTTTCAGACCGCACATAAGAGCAAGGAGTGCCACTCATGTAACCTGTGTAGAAGCCCACGCATTCATTGGCATGGTTCTCTACAATGCGGTTGGTGATTTCAGCGTGGTATTCCTTCGTGCGTTCGAGGACAGGCTGGCTACCCAAGTAGTAGTTGTGCAGAAAGCGGATCTCGTTCTTGTTCAGCAGATGAATAGGATCTGCCTTGCCCGTGACCACTTTCAGCACGTTTGCCCGATTGATTTCCGTCTCCGGCGTTTCAATCGGTCTGCGCCCGGTCAGCGGCTCATTCAAAAAGCCGCCAACAACCATCTGATACTCAGCCATGTGTTTCTCCTTCCTGGCAAAATAAAAAAGCGCAGCAAGAAAAACCTGTTAAGGTCTATCTCACTGCGCCAAAACTGCGCTTCAAAAGCTATTTACTTTTCGGGTGGATGGATGATTTTCACCCATCCTTCCCTTGTGTCTCCTTCGATAACGCCCTTGCATCTGTCACACTTGAAATGGTATCGTCCGTCCACTTCGCCAAGATAGCGGTTGCAGCGGACGTTCTTATAGATGGGGTTCTGCCGGATACAAGGACAACAGATTCTAACTAGCATGAGCGCTCCTTTCGTTGGATTTCTGGAAACAGGCTGTTGAGCACAGACCTGTCAGAAGCTACTGGGAAACTATTCGCACTTCCAGCCGTGCTATTCTTCGCCCGAAGAAAACCATTGCAGCCGTTTCATTCTGCTGTCGGACAGACGTAAAACGGGAAGCTGCAATTTTGGTGCTGCATAATGGATTTGAACCAATGTAGGTCCGGTTATGAGCCGGATGCTCTAGCCATACTGAGCTAATGCAACATAAAAGCCTGGCTTAGCAAGCCGTTGCTCTTTGCAATGTGAAAAATCTTAAAAGCATTGCATCGAGAGCCAGGAATAACGGCAGAGGTATTATCAGGAGAATATGTCCACGCAAAGCAAGAGAATCGTTGTGCTGCGTAGCGGGTTTGAACCGCTTCGTGTCAGTTGGGGGAGTACAAACAACGTTTCGTCCACTCGAAAACGCAACATATAATCCCCGCGACAGAGAAAGGCAGCTGTCGCGGGTAAATGAGAAAGGAGTGTAATGCAACAAACTGACGAGTAAAAATGACTAAAACCACGTCAATGCAATACATTAGAGGAAGTTGCAAATCTTCCTGTTTATATTTTAAGCCAAAATGCAACCCAAAATCAAATTTTTGTTTCCAAGCACTGCTATATATGACACTTTTCTCAAAAAGGCCTCTTGACAGGCTCAATTTTACTGATTCCATTGTAAAGTTCATCGGCAAGCTGCGCCAGACTATCCGGGGCATCATCGTGCGGAACTTTGCCAAGCTGCGTGAACATCGTCACCTGTTCCATGAATGCCTTGTACTCTTTCGACTGGTGCTTCTCGTCAAGGAAATAGAACCGTTTGATGTCCGGCGCATACTGGATGATTCTGGATAGCTTGCTTTGACCGCTGGGCGCGCGCTGACTACGGACAGAACAGTGGTATCCCTGCTGCCGGAGCTGGCTGTCTACCACATCACAGTATTCATCACCGCCGTTGTTGGCTTCGCCGCGTACCACGTTGATTTTGTGCTGGATGATTTTGCCCACGACTTCCGGTCTGGTCACGGTCTTATCGCCATTATTGAACACAAGGTCTGGAATAAACACGGCATCGCCGTACACATAAGCGATAGGACAGGCGGTGAAGTCACCGCCACCCCATGCAATATCCATGACCATGAGCTTCCGATCGGGCTCACCATCAGGCAGAACACCGTTAAAATACCGCAGCTCATCAGCAGGAAACAGCAGACCTTCACGCACATAAGGCTTGCCCATGTACTTTGCCCACCATGTTGCATCGTCAATACTGGCTTTCATGTCGGCATAGTAGGCATCGTCAAATCCCACGCCGTAGTCATAATTGAAATTGCTGTGTCCGTTCTCGTCCACAGCGGGAATCACCCGAAATCTATACTTTGGGTTGTCTGCATACTGGCTTTGGATGCGCCCCAGAGGGTCAAGCACGTTCCAGCGTGTACCGACCATCAATTCCAATGCGCCCTGCTTTTTACGGTCTTTCAACTGGTTTAAGTAGGCATCGTACTTGTTGTTCAGGCGCTCAACATTCAAGCTTTCCTCCAAGTCCTCGATCAAGTCATCGCTGTACAGAACGCCGCCCTCGCCGATTTCAACTGCGCCAGTCAGCGTGCCGCCAATAGAGCGACAAGTCAGGGTGGGAAAACGCTTCTTTCGGTTCAGGTCAACGCTTTCGTCCTTTGCGCTCTTGTCCACAAGCTGAACGTCAGGGAAGATTTTGCCCCAATTGTAGGTCACAGGGTCAGTGATGATAGACAGCACTTCGCCATAGAATCCATTCGTCAGCTTGTCGGAATGTCCGCTCATGACCGATGCAACGTCCGGGCGGTTGCCCATAAGCCATGTGATGAAGAAAATGCACAGCGTACTGTTATGGGTAGGGATTAGCCGTTTGCCAGCGCAATACACGCCGCCCTCAACCTGAATGCAGTTGCCTTGCTTCGGCTCGATGCGCTCAAACCCGCAAAACGCCACACGGCGAGGTTTGGAAAACTCCTTTAACTGCTTGCGAGGAACAACGCAAGGAATGGGGCAGGTAGGATTAAAAGAGATGGAATAGACTGTCAGATTGCCTTTAATGCCACTAGACGATACACGAGGTGGATATTCAACCACGCTGCATCTCCATCCAAAAGTAGAAACCAGCGTGACAAAATCATCTCTCATTTGCGGCTCTGTGGTAGAAAAAGCGTACCGATGCTCTTTTGCCCGTAACGTACCGTCTGTATCGAGCAGACCGGCAAGCAATTCCATACGCTGTGCAATGCTGGCTGTGAAGTATTCTTCTGGGATGTGCTTCACGCAGCGGCGGTGACTATGGCACATATCGCCTTTTTGAAGTGCTTGTCGCAAACCAGAGAATCCGTAGTATTCAACACCAGTGTCCTTGTGAACCGTATGCCAACTAACCGGGTATCCATCGTTAATGACGCGCTCAACAATTACCCGATCACAAGGCGGCTCGCAAATATCCGGGTGTTGGTTGCGGCCATCGCCAAGCCATGCGCCCAATGTGTACGGCTCAACAGGCAGTTTCTTATATTCTCCCTCAACAAAATTTTTGAACGGAACCTGATAACAGAATCTTATGCCATCTTTTGTATCGGTAACATAATCCTCCATCATCCGCTTGGTTTCGACCACATCAAATCCGTTCTTATGGCGGTTAAAGACCGGCCACTCGTGGTTTTCGTGGCAGTCAATGTATGTGCCGTCAGAGAAATGGCATCGCACATCAAGCTGGCACTTAGGAGATACAGCCAGCACCTTTACAAACTGGCCTTTCGGACTGATAACTTCATCGCCAACTTGCAAATCGCCGTGATTCTTCCACCCACTTCTTGTTAAAATCGGCGTATCATCACTCAAAGCCTTGCCTACGCGAGCCGGAAGACTGACCCCCAAGAAATCTATCCGCTTATAAAACAAGTCCTCTAGGTCGTCTGCTAGCACTTTCAGCACTCTGCGTCTGGGTTGATAGAACTTCTTCTCTGGCGCACGATTCCATTCAAGGTAGATGCAATAGCTGTCGAATACATCCTTCGCTTCAAACAGGTACGTCCGGCTGATAATGTCATAAACCTTCGCCACGTCCTCGCTTGTTTTCATCTTCCCCATCATGGCCGCGCAGACAGAGCGCAGCTCACCAGAGTATTTGTAGGCATCGAACCGCTTGTCTTGTGACAAAGCGTCTCTCAGGTTCACCACCGCCTGAAACCAGTCCTCATAGACCTGTGCTTCTGTCGGATTCTGCTTTGCATACGCTTTGATGCTGGCGATAATGGCAATGCACTGTTTTGGCTGCATAAAAAATAGGCACCCCCTACCTGAAAATGTAAAGAGTGCCTACAACTGCACAAAAATCAAATATTCGGTTTTTATAATGCTGTTTTAGAAAATTATTTACTAAAATCCATCTTAATAAATGGGTTGCACAGTTTATTTGACTTCTTCTGCAAGCTGGTTTAGCCTGCGCTTCAATTCATCTGCGTCATAATACAAGGCGTCTGCGACAGCGTTAAGAATATCAGGCTTGTTGGTGTAATCGCACAGCGTTTCAATGAGTTTCAAACTCTGTTCTGACAATTTTACGGGTTTCATGTCGCTTTTCCTTTCTCATTCTGTTTTATTCTAGGTTGCGAACAATTTCACTTGTTCTGTTCAGCAATCCGATACCATGTCTGGCGGGTTAGATAAATCCGTGTTCCTTTGCGTAGGATTCAAGATGAGGAAAACAATGAACAATTTCACTATCTTTAACGCAATCTTTAACAGCTTTATCAATTCCAACTTCAAGGACATACTCAAGAATTACAGCAGTTGCGTTCTTCATAAACGCATTGCAAGCAGTTGAATCTTCAACTTTCTTTTCAATCATAAAAATATCCTCCATATTTTTTATAAAATAGGTTCTTGCTTTCCTTTCACCCATTCATCACTTTTACCGTAACGGTAATAGCCCTCATAGGTCTTTCTGTTTCCAAGAATGGATTGAATTGTGCTAGATGTAAACGGCTTTCCATTTCTGCCGCAGTAACCTTCTTCATTCAATTTGTCCGCTACGCCACGAATTGTATTGCCAGCATCACGCAATTCAAAAGCACGACGAACAATTATCGCTTCATCTTCTTTGATTGAAAGTTCACCATCCTTAACCTCGTACCCCATAGGAGCCTTGCCGCCGCTATAGCCGCCACTTGCAGCCTTAATGGCTCTGCCGCTAGAAGTCCTTTTCGTGATGTTCTCACGCTCCATTTGAGCGCAGCAAAGGGTAAAAGCTTCAAGCATTGTAGAAAAAACTCCCATTTTCCCAAAATCTTCCGCAACGCTAATAAGAGAAATCTCTTTTTTGAGCAGAAGCATCTTGTAATAATAATAAACGTTGATGTCTCTTGCAACTCGATCACTTTTTGCAACAACAACCGCTTCATATGGAGGATTAGAAACATCGCCATACACAATACTGTCAAATCCCGGCCTTTCCTTTGCGCCAGATTCGCCAGCATCAGTAAACCACTTGATGATATTCATATCATTCTTGCGGCAGTATTCTTCGATTTGCTCTTTCTGGGCTTCCATTCCGAATTTATCTTCGCCACATTGCCCATCCGTAGAAACTCTGACATACGCAGCCACATTCTTCATTTTTACCAGCTCTCTTTCTTGACCCTATTATACACTATGTACGTTTAATCGTCAAGAGAAAGTTTGCGTATTTTTAGCTTTTTACTATCAATAGGGTGGTCAAAGGGCTGTAAACTTTTTCGTTGCTTTACAAACTGTATACTTGAATAGTAGCCTTACGAATTATCGAAAAATAATTTTCAAGTTACTATAACTAGGGTAAACTAATCCGTTTACGAAAGTACTATCAAATAACGTAAATTTACGTTAGAATGCGTAAAAATCAGAAATATCTGATACAAATTATACAAATTGGGCTGTTGACAACTATATACCAAGCGTCTATAATCTAAGACAGCAGAACACATGATGAATCGACCAACAACAGTGGATTTATCCTTTGTGGCATAAAAAATAGGCCGTCAGCTCCACCGTCCAAAGTAGTACTGACGACCTATTCCACCACAAAACAGAAGCTGCGCAACCAAGGGCGCAGTCTCGGTTTCTGTCAATTATTATAGCAGAAGCATACGGTTTCTGCAATAGAAAGGAGCAAAAAACATGAACTTTCCCACGACAACCGAAGAATTTCTGAAAACCCTCGCCCACGGCAAAGAGCCGACCAGCGAGGACAGGGAGTACGCAGAAGCGCTGGGCAAACTGTCCGAACTAAACTACCGGGCAGGGTACGAAGCGGGAGTAACCAAAAATAAGGGCTGAGTTTTGTGCAAGTCTACAAATTTTGACATCAACGCTATCGAGTGCTATATGTAGCACTTCTTTTCTTGACTTAACACAAAATGAGGTTATACTAACATCACCAGCAAATGAAAGGAGGTGAATAAACATGAGTAGCCCTTACGCCGAGCGGTTCAAGCGAACGCTGACGATCAGTATGACTGACAAGCAGTTTGAGCATTTGCAAGCGTACTGCATCAAGAAGCGCGTATCGTTGTCCTTTGCGCTTCGAGATGCGTTCTTTACGCTGCATCCAATCCCGGAGACCGATGAAAACGAAAAATGATACGTCCGCTGAAGTTTGGCGACAGAAGCGAACGTATCATGAACCACACTGGAACAAGCTGTTCCAGCCTTATTATAGCAGGAATTGGCTTGTTCCGCAAGAACCATAGGAGTTTTTATGGAACAAAAGGTTAAATATGCTATCAATCTTATCAGCGAGAACGGACAGGTTGTCGTTTCCAGCCGCGAAGTAGCGGAGAACTTTGGGAAAGCCCATCGACACGTTTTAGACGCTATCGAGAGCATTTTGAAGGGTATGCCGAAAATTGGGCAGACCCCCATGTTCTACAAGACCGAGTACGTCCATGAGCAGAACGGCCAGAGCTACCCCATGTACCTGATGAACCGTGACGGCTTCACCTTGCTTGCTATGGGATTCACTGGCAAGGAAGCCCTTGAATGGAAACTCAAATACATTGATGCTTTCAATCAGATGGAGCAGAAACTCACCAATCCAGAGCCTGAATCCACGGAGATGCTATTGAGCCGCGCTCTGATTGCTGCCAACAGTGTTATAGACACGGAGCGCAAGAAAGTAAAGGCTTTGGAAGTGGAAAACGCCAAGATGAAGCCTGATTCTGACTACGCAAAGGCTATGCTGCTTTCTGATGAAAGCCTGACTACAACGCAGATTGCCATGAACTACGGCATGAGCGCACGAAAGCTGAACCAGATTCTTAGAGGGCTTGGCATCCAACATACTGTGAACAAACAGTGGATTCCTTACCAGAAGTATCTTGGCAACGGATATGTTGTCGGGCATCCGATCGAGCTGCCGAACGGCAAGACGAAAGAGGTCACTCGCTGGACAAGAGCCGGTCAGAAGTTCATTTACAGCAAGCTCAAAGAAGCGGGCTATCTGCCTGTTGGCGAGCAGATTAGAATGGAGACGTGCTGATGGACTACTCGGAAGAAATGTTTCGGCTACAAGCTGAGAATGAAGAGCACAAAGCCGTTTTAGAAAAAAGCCATGAAATCCTTAATCAGACATTAGAAATCATCATGCCAGAGGATAAGCGGTCAAGAGAGGTTGTAAGTGTAGCGCTGCAACGTCCGTACAACATTTTTGCGAGGACAGCTATTCAATGGGATACAATGATTGTTTGCTCGACATTCTCAGGGAAAAGGAAGAAGTCAGCGCTCCTATCATGTTTCCAACACTTAAATCGTAAATAGCCCATAAGAAAAGCCAGTGGTTAGAGAACATCTAGCCGCTGGCTTTTTTCGTTACTTATCAGGGGTCAATGCAACCTGTGAGTACATGGACAATTCAATGTGATAACCACTCTTAATGGTTAAGCTTCCTTTTTCTCCGGCGCTATTTAATTGAAGCGTTGCGCTAACATCATCAGAGTTAGAATCCGATACAACGAAAATCATAGACTGTTTTGCTTTGTTCTCGACTGTATAGTTTCCAGCAGGGATGGTGTATCGAATATACTTATAGCCGCTTTTTGTGGTTTCTTCTTTTCCATAATCGCCAAGTTCGCCGTCTGTCAACAGTATAGAATCGTCAGAAACATCGCCAGCGTCAGGATGCAAACTATCATTTTTATAAATGAAATCGTCAATTTTGTTGTTCTGAGTATTTTTGATAGAGTAAATTTCATCGCCAATCGTAGCAATCTGAATATAATCCTTCATATCGACTTGTGCATTGTAACGCTTACCAGCAGCCCAATCATCCGTCTGCTCAAGCCAGTTTATATCATCCAACGTATAGCCGAGACCAGTCGAATCCAGTGCGTCTGCAAGGTTCTTTGCAAAGGTTTCGTTCACTTCTTTATTCCGCTTCAAGAAAGACTTTATCGCTTTGCTTTCATCGGCTACGGACGAATCAGATGCCGCAGCAGAGGACGAAACGGATTCAGAGGTTGCTTTGCTAGACGATGCCGTTGCGTCCTTGTAGCCTTCCTCAAATCCTTCCTTTACGCTGCTAGAACTACTCGTTGAACTTCCAAGATATGCAAGGAATACGAAAATAACCAGCAGAATGAACCACCAGCGTTTATAAATCGGCTTTTTCATTTTACAGATTCCTCCCTTTCAAGGCTTGTAAGGCAAGTATAGCACAGAATACAGACCCTTTGTAGTGGTCTTTTTGTTTTTGCGGGAAATTTTTGGAACTTGAGATATGGGTGGGGGTGTGTTTTGAGCCTTTTTTATTTTTTCGGTGGTTGAAAGACTGACCGGGCGGGGCTGGGCGGTGGCTGTATACCCCGCCGGTGGAGACCCAAGCCCCCAGCGCACCCGAACGGACTGCACATCACAGGCAGCAGGGCAGACCATGCGGGGACGATCGAAACGGCGGCAAGCGCTGGGGCGTGTAGTGCTTGTATGTTGCGTGTGCAACGTTTTTATATGCTTGTACGTTTAATCTTGAATATACTATTGACTTGTACGTTTAATCGTGTATAATAGTAAATGTACAGAGGATGTACACCACCACACCACAAAACAGGAGGACAAAAACCATGAAAAAAGCTATTGATTATACTGCACTTGCAGATACCATCCGCGCCGAACTCAATGCCCGCCACGACCGCAGCACATGGGATAAGGCTGTCACCCTATACGCTCTTGATCTGCTGGAAGATATCCAGTGGTATGCCAACGACGCGGAACGGCTCCCGATTGACGGCGCAGAGCTTGAGCGGTGGGCGCTCAACGGTGCAAGCTGCTGGGAGCAGTACAGCAACGGCGGCTGCTCACTCTGCTACAACGCCGATATTGCCGCCCGTGTCTGCACCCCGTCCGAGCTCAAGCGCAAGCACGGCGGGACGTATGAGCCCAACAGCCGCGAAACGTGGCTTGACGTACAAGCCCGCGCACTGTATCAGGCTTGCAACCGTATTCGCAAAATCTGCCGCGCCAACGGCCTGTATTGCAAGGGGGTGCAGTAATATGTTGGTACTTGATGCAACCCAATGGGCCGCCATCTGGTATGTTGGCGGCATGGTCAGCGGCGCGCTGGTTATGATCGCATTTCTCAACAGCTAAGGAGGGCCAAAAAATGACGTTGTTTGAAGAAAAAGTGAACGAATACCGCGAAAACAAGCGGCTGTTAGAAGAGCTGGAAGCAATGAACGAGTCAATCAAGGCAGATATTATCTGCATGATGCAGGGCGCACCGGAGATGGCGCAAGGCACCGCAAAAGCTATCTATAAGGACGTGCAGAGCGTCCGACTGGATAGCAAGCTACTCAAGACGCTGCACCCTGATGTGTATGCAGAATGCAGCAGCAAAACCACGTACAAGCGTTTTAGCGTGGTATAAGGGGGCGTAAATTATGTTATATTATCGTGTTCCGTCAGGGCTTGACGGGCGGGCGGTTGTGCCCGCTGGCGCCTACTGTGGCAAGGTCAAGCGGTATTTAATCGGCGGCGAACTATACACGGCCAAAGAGTGCGCCCGCTATGGTATCGGCACAGCAGGGCTTGAGCCCGTCACAATTTCACAGCGCCGCACCTTTACCAATTTCGGTGTTAGAATGGAGGTTCACGCATGAACGCGGATAAACTCAAATACTTTAGCAAAACCGTGAATGCGCTTAAAGCGCACAACGAAAACCCAAACAATGAAACGTTAACAACTTACATTGATTATTTGCGCGGTTTGCCGCTTGCGTGGCTTGATGAATACAATAATTTTGAATTGGCACAAATGGGAGGTGCAAACAAGTGATATTCTCGTGTATCTTGTTCTTTTTCTGGTTTTTTTCGGCGCTGTTTAAAGCGTCGAAGTGACGCCACCCGGACACTTTAGCGGGGCTGCACCGTAAAGCAACCCCGCCCCAGCCCAAAAGGGCAAAAATATTTTTGCAAGTCCATCTAATGGGGCTTGCAGTGTGGTATAATCTAATCAACAAGACGGCACAAGCCGCAGGAGGTATTATATGATAATCAAATTGTTTGCTAATTATGGCGTCCTGGCACATGAGCACACCCCGCAATATAATTACAATAGCAACGGCGTATCTGACGTCGTATCCGTCACCGTGCCGGACAAATACAGCCCGGCAGAGCGTCTTTTGTATGGCGTTTCGTACGGCTACTCTGTTACTCTCCCTATTAACGGCGATACGGTAGATCTTGACCTCTGCGACGCGCTCAACCAGGACCCCGCATTCCGCCGCGCTTGTACGATTGTTAAGGAGGGCTGCTAAAATGGCAAACTATCTCAAACCCAGCGCTCAAGACATCGCAATGCAACGCAAACTCATCGCTTTGGACAAAAAACACGGTTACAAATCACTGTTGATGCAAGATATCAACACACTCCGCATGATGATTAACCGATACAACAAGGAGGAGCAACCCAAGGGATATTACGTTGACGCGCTCAAAACAATGCAAAGTATGTTTGGTTTCTGACCCGCATTCACGTCGACCCCGCCCCAGCCCAAAAGGGCAAAAACTTTCTGCAAGTCCTGTTTTTAGGGCTTGCGATATGATATACTATAAAAAAGGGCAAAGCCCGGAAAAGAGGAAAAACCATGTTAAAAGACGTTTCTAGCAGCGCCGCCGCCCTGTATGATGGGGGGTGGAGAAGTGCAGACGCTGAACAGCTCCGCGCAGAATACGACTTGACAGAAGAGGAAACGCAAGAGCTTTGCGCCGCCCTTGCAAATCTTGAAGAAAAAAATAAATAATTCCTACCCCGCCAGCGTGGCGGGGCTTTTCTTTTGCCTTGCATCTGCTGAGGGTGCAGGGCTTTTATTTTGCCCTGCTGCAATGCAGCCATATACAAGCGTTTACAGTGGCTTTTCTGCCGTCCGTGCAATTATACTGCCACAGAGCCAAAACCGTTTACAGGGCTTTGCAGCGGCGTTTCCGTTAATTTGCCCTATTCCAGCGCACACAATACAGCAAACACACAAGCCGCCTATACACCGCCTGCGACACGTTGGAGAGCATACCGTTAAGCGCTGCACCTCCACCGATACCAGATACAACCGCCACGCCGGACGCTGTGCAGGGCAGCACAGCCGCCCTATTATAATAAGGTATATAAAAGGGTGCGCCCCTGTTAAAGATCAATGCCTGCCGGTACAGCATAGCCCAGACCATGCCAGCGGCGGCGGGTCAGTGCATCCGGCTTGCATCCGGTGTAGGGGTCAACCCGGCGACGATCTGGCATACTCCACCCAGCGGCGGTGCAGTCCAGCAGCAAGGGCAGAGGGCAGACCCGACAGCAGGCGGGCGGCGCGGAACCATTGACGGCTGTCGCCGCTTCTCTTTTCGGGCTTTCGCCCGATAGCTAATAGAAGTCAGCAATAGTCGCAGCGTTCCGACTGGGATAGTCGTAGCCAATAGTCGTAGTTTCTCCCGGCAAATAGTCGTGGAATAGTCGTAAAGTCATCAGATGACCACCGTTTGAAAGTCCTATATATAGTATAGTAACGAGCTGTCCGCTGATAGTCGCAGAGTAATAGTCGCAAGGTTTTCTTGCGAGCTATCGTCAAATAGTCGTTCGCCTTTTAGAAAAAGAGAGGGGCGATAGTCGCTAAGCCATCAGACCTCCACAAAATCAATATGTGTCAAGACACCTGTCAATTTTATTCTCACCTAGCCATACCAAATTCGTATACCAACCGTACTTATTATAATATACGCTTATATATCCTAGTAACTATCTAGGGATTATTTTGCTGGAATAGTCGTATCATCCGATTTGGTCTTTTCCTGCTCGATTTAATTCCCAGTAACGCACTATGGTATTCAGCTTAATTCATAGCGTTTTGCTAGGAATAGTCTTTGCAACATTTCTACATATTTTACTTGCTACAAAATGAAGTCAATTCTCCATGTGGAATAGTCGTAGGCCATCCACCAGTCCGAACCTCACGCCAGCTCTCGCCTACGGTCTGCTCTGCTGGCTAATGGTGTAACTTTTGGAGATAGAGGGTTGTAGGGGGAAAGAGCCAGTTTGCAATTTCGCATAACTGTTATTTATTCACTTTTGAACTATCGTGGCACACCCGGCTCCGTCAACGCGCGCGCTAGCGCATATAACGCCCGCGGACGCGCTAAACACACGGGGAGGGAAAGGGGGAGCACGGAAGATGTTAGGGGGATTATAGGGGGTAATAGGGGTTGTAGGGGAAAGAGGGGGACAAAAGGGGGAAAGAGGAAACAAGGGGGAAAGGGGACAAAAATTTGAAAGCCATTTCCGAAAGTGATACTCGAAGCGTTTTTTCGTCTCACACATCTTGCTTTCGTCTCAATCAGCCCTGCGATTAGACGATTCTTTCTCAAATTCAGACCTTGCCGTTTTCACCTGATAAATAACAAGAGAAAAAAGCATAGAATAGTCGCAGAGGGTAGTTTTACCACCTGACACCATTCCATGCTTTCTGATACAGTAGTTTTGTAGTTGTACGAGCTAAGATTAGATATTCTTGGCTTCTCTTGCCTTACGCAGACGCTCTGCCAGTGCTTCACGCTGCTCTTCGCTGATCTCACGAGTGACAGGCGACCGGAACTTCACAAGACGTTTCGGCATCGAATAGGTCTTGGATTCCTTGCACCGCTTGGCAGACAGCTCCGCCATAAACTTGTATGTGTCGGGGAACTGCTCACAGAGCTTGTCCAGCTTGCGAATGTAAACCGGGTCAGCCGTGTAGATTTCTGCGGTATCTTCCGCTGCGTTGAAGTTGATGATAGTCTCACGTTCGATGTTGGTAAGTGCCATAGTTGTTTTCCTCCTGTATTTTGTGTAGTGAAAAATATTTATGGGGTTCAGACGGTATCAGTCCATCCAAGTGTACTCTTGGAACCGTTGAATCTGCTTGTTAAACGTGATTGGAAGGTCGCCTATCTCGCCTTCTTTGTTCTTGCTCAGCCGAAACAGGTACTTGTCGGGGTTATCGCCGGACAGAAGGATAATTGCATCAGCGTCCTGTTCAATCTGTCCGCTCTCTCGCAAATCGGAGTTAGTAGGCGTTGCTCCGGGCTTGGATGGGTTTCGATTGAGCTGTGCCAGTGCCACCACGACAATGCCTGTGGTCTGTGCCAGTTCGTGCAGGGCAATGGATATAGCTGTAATGGCGGCATATCTGTCTTTTGCGCCTGTTTCGTGGATGAGTTGAAGATAGTCTACGAAGATGACCTGAGCCTTTTTACGGAGAGCCTGAGCCTTCATCCACGCCACGTTCTTTCCGGCAGCGGAGCGGATATATAAGGGCATTTTCATGTTCTTTGCCTGTCCGTCAATCTCATTCAAGCTGACCGCCTTATTTTTCACCGTGTCCAAAGGGCAGTATATTTGATTAGCCATCAGACGTGCACCCAGCTTGCGTTTGCTGGTTTCTAGGCTGAAATAGTACACGGTATAGTTCTGCTTTGCCATGCTTGCTGCTATTTGCAAGGACAGGGCTGTCTTGCCAGCAGACGGTCTGCCGCCGATGATGATGAAATCACCCGGTGAGATGTGCAACGCTTCATCCAGACGCTCTAGGCCTGTCTTGATGTACACAGGCTTCTCGTCCATGTGAAGCACATAGTCGTTCAGCACATCCTCGTATGTCCACGCATCTTCTTCCTCAGCTTTCAGGCTCATTGCTTCGCCCATCTGCTGGTAAATGTCTGATAGATCAGAATAGTCGGTAAGCTCGCTGGTCATCTGAAATGCCAGACTTTGCACACGAGTGAGTGCGGCTTGTTCTCTGATAAGCTGTACCCAACGCTGCATCTGCTCCCTGTCAATTCGCACACACTCTGATTCACAGGTTTGTACACACGCCAAGAGCGTCTGCGCTACGTCTGGATGCTGCGTGTTTATCTCGACTATATCTATCTTACCTCTAGCCGTCCAATAGCCCTGAACAGCCGCAAAAGCGTCTCTCAGCTCAGGTCTGAATAAATCAAGTTCAAGGTCTGGTATGATTTCATCCACAACGCCCGGCTTGCAGAGCATCAGCGCACCGATAAATACCGTTTGAACGTCCATTGTCATAGTCTAGGAAACTCCATCTCCGTACTTTGCTCGTACTGGTTATCCTGTTTCAATGCGTAAATGTCCTGCCATCCGGCATAGATGCTCTGGTCAAGGATGGCTTTCCAATCATGCCGATCAAACTTTTCTAGCTTGTTGCAGAGCATCTGTTTTGCCCGGTCTGTCATAGGCTTCTTGATTCTTGTACGCATCTGTGCGAACTCTCGCAGGGATTCCAGCAGGGCTTTATCTCCATGAGCAAAGTCGGAGAAGATGTCAGGTTTCTTTTTGACTACACTCTCCGGCAAGGTCTTGACGTCCATCTGACTGTCAGTTGATACAACGGGTTCATTGTCATCTGACTTTGAACTCATAGATGAGCTGACTTTCATCTCATTTATGACATGAGGATGAGATGACTTTCGTGTAAACCATCCTTTTGACGCAATATCGCTTCTTTTCAACTCTTCATCGAGCAGATGCTTAATCAAAATGAAACAAGATTCTGCTTTTTTTGAGTTCAAAGTTGCGTCTTTTTCTTCAAAAACGTATGCACAGATTGCATCGTAGAGTTCCAACTTCTCTTTACTTTTGAGTGTGGCGATGGCTTCAAAGTAGTATCGTTGGAATGTAAAGCTGTCTCGTTTTTTGTCCATGCTCAATCCTCTTTGTAGCGTTTGTTCCATGCTTCGATAAGGTCAGCTTTAATTTTTTCTTTATCCTTTTCGGAGCAATCAAACCAATACTCCCCACTTTCCATAAAAACACGGCAAGTGCATTTGTTTTCTCCGTTCGCTCTCGTAATAAACATCCACTTCCTTGCATCAGTCCCTGTCTCTGCAATAGCCACTTTCCTACCGCAGAACGGGCATCTCTTGAGTTCTTTCATTTTTTACCCTTTCTTCAAGCCAAGACGGACTTCCTTGTCCGCACAAATTTTCAGAAAATCATCTTTGGATTTCTCCCTGACTTCATCCTCAATCACGTCTAGTGCAAGCTCATGTGTAAATACAGGTCTGCCTAGCAGATTTTCAATGTACCTGTGAACTTCGTTAAAGTCACACATCAAATATCCAGTGTAAGCGGACACCACAATTTTTTCGTCAAGCGTCATTTCTTGAATCCCTCTCTCGTTCTCATAATTTGTTTGAAAACTTCATGTAGCTTTGCACCTTTACGGTATACAGGTCGATTGCGCTTCTGCTTGATGTAACCGCACTGCGTTTCGGACTGTCTGACAGCATTTGCAAAATGTTCAGCTGATGCAGCACATCGGTTCATCGCTTCTGTTAATGCTTCAAATCCATCCATATTTAGTCCTCCGTAGGCGGTTCAGGCATAGGCATCCAATGTGTAACATTTTTGAATGGGATGCACTCTCTTGCTTCACACCAATCACCGCCTGAATCATAATAGGCTACCCAGTCACCAGCTTCTTTGTCGTGAACCAGAACATAATCACTAGCAAAATCGTTTTTCGGAATATTGGGCAATCTATCTTTGACACTAATCCAATTGTTCATGCTCATCACCTCATACCATCGGAAACGCCATCCAATGCGTCACTGTCACATTTTTCGGCAGTCTCTCGCCTATCTCGTCCCAGAACTGACCGTCTGCGTAACAGCCAAGAAAGTACGCTGTCGGCGAGAGTCCTTGCAACATTTTTACATTGCCATCACGCCACGTTGTCTTAGTCGCAAGCAACAAAGGCTGCGTTCGCTCTCGTGGCTGTTCGCTTGCTGGATGCCAAAGTGTGTTAGCCATTATCCGATACCCCGCTTACGGATTGTAGGTGAGAACGAAGTTTTGTAACTGCTGCGGCAAGATGTTGATTTCGTAATGATACTTGTCCACGTCAGAACCGCTCAAATCCTCCACAATGTACATTGTGTACTCGTTAAGATAGACGTAATGCTTTTTGTATGTGCCATCGGGCAATTCAATAGTCACCACAAGTTCATTGTTGCTGTTATTGGAAATGTCCATGTTCCCGATTATTTCAAGCATCGGCGTATCAGTTCTTGCATTAACAACAGACAATCTGCGAGTGACGTTGAAATTCTTTGCTTGTTGCGAAATATTGTGATTCACACGAGATGCTTCTGTGCATCCGCACAATGCGATAGATGCCGCCAATGCTACAGATAAAATTGCTTTCTTCATTGTTCTTTTCTCCTTTCAATCTCCATCCCATACGCCGTCAGGTCGCATCTTTGCAAACGCCAGCAAACCATACAAAGCGCGTTTGGCGTTGCCCTCTGTGGCGTTCCAGTAGTCGCTATCGTCCACATCATCACCCAGTGCGGCAATCGCCTTTTCCAGCATTGGGATGCTCTCTGCGCCTGTTTTGCCATAGATGGAGCGGATGCCGTTCTCACCAAACACTTCCGGTTGATAATAGAAGTGACCGTAATTATAGGTGACGTTGAGCCACAGTTCTTTCGTTCCGCCCATAGCGCGCATACCACCAGCGATAAAATGCGTACTATCCGCTTTGAGCGGTTCGTGCGTTACGGGGTCGCAAAGTGAAATATCATAGCTCATGGATTTCTCCTTTCGATTTCTGCGCAAACAGCATCGTAAAATTTATCCCATTCTTCGTAGTCGAAACTTTTGTCAAACAAAAAGTACACGCTCTTTCTATCATCAATATCCTTTTTGATATATTCAAGCGTATCATCAGGCAGATTTGGCAAAAGTGGCGTAATATAGTCGCAAACATATTTTGTTCTGCTTGTCGGTCTGCACAGGCAATAACATACCGCACATTCGCAAATATCGCCAAATCCATCATCTTGTAGATTTACTAAATACTTAGGAACGTCAGGCATTATATCGGAAACGCTACATTGCAAAGCGTTGGCGATAATTTCATATTCATCATCTCGCAGATTTCTAACATCAAGTTCAACTTCAGTCATAAATCTTACTGGAACGCCAATTTCTTTGGCAAAATCCCTGCGAGTAATATTTAATTTTCTTCTGTGCTTCCTGATTTTCTCCCCTGCTGTCATTTTTATACTCCTGCCTTGTACATCGCATACAATGTCGCAAACCCAATCAAATAAACTATGATGTGGATGATTGCATCTGCAAAAACCTTTTTATTCCAATCAGGAATTTCGTTCAAAAATATATCCCATATTAAAATCTTTTCAATGAGATATGCTATTCCACATATAAATGTTCCAACCAGAAAAGAAGCTAAAACCACAATCAACGCATTTCCAAGATTACTCATTCTCTTTCTTCTCCCATTCCTTGCATCCACGTTCATCCCACACAAAGTCTGCAACGTGTTCTGACTGGTCGTTCACGCATACACATTCCGGCTCTGCGTACCATTTGCAAGAGTCACAGGACGGCTCAGATTTGTTCTTGCAGGATTCTGCCGTGCATCGGATAGCCTTTCCAGCAGAGAACTGCTTGATACCCATGCAAGAGCAATGTTCGGTGGTGCAGTAGAAGTTCATTCCTCTATCTCCTTCCATCCGATAAACTCGCATAAGCCAACAGTGTTATTGGCGCAACGATGAATGAGAACTTTATCGCTTATTTTGAATTTTGCGATAAACCCAATTTTACTTTCTTCCATTTCGTTTTCAAACATCCAATCAACAATGTCTTTGTCGATTCTGACATCGCTTTCGTCCGCAATGACTGCAAAGCACTGTTTGCATCTATAAAGAGCGCACTTTTTCATAATCTCTGCCCTCTCTTTCTCCTTCTGTTGGCATTGAACCGCCCGATCACTCGCTTATACTCTGCATAGCATTCCGGGCACAGGTCGCCTGTGTCTCTGCGCCACGCCCAGTCCTTGAAGTATTCGTCAGGGTTTATCATCCTGCCGCCCTGTACCGCTCCGCAGCGGTCGCATACTCGCTTGTGGTAGATTCCTCTGTCAGTCTGCATCGTCTTTTACCTCTTTGTACTCTACGTCAATCCCCTTCGGCAAAGCTGTCTGGTACTTCTGTGCGAGCTGTTCTGCGCTCTGGGCATCGCCCAACGGCTGTTCAGGCGGCGCAACGGTGACTTCCACGTTGTCACGCATACCAAAGTAGTTCTTGGCTCGGAAAATCCACTCTGCCGGATTCTCCTGACCGTACATACCGTTGTATGCCCACATGGACTGCATTTGCAGAATTAGCTTCAGGATGTACTTCTGCTGCAAACTGTCGTCACGGCGCTTGCCTGTCATAATCTGTCTCAGGCTAGGCCATTCGATGCCCAACACCAGCGCAATCCATTCCACCACAGGGGAGATTCTGGCTTCGATGCAAGCGTCAAAGAAGAAGTCAAGTCGCTGCTGCACTTCGATCGGGTTGTTCATGTCCACGCTCGGAAGGTCGCCAAAATACTTTGCCGCAATCATGCCAACAACTTTCTTGTCCTCTTCATCGCCGATTTTTGATTGCAAATCCCCTGTGTTCATCATCTTGGACCTCGTGATTGCTAACTCCTGCTGTTCTTTCACCTTTTTACTCACCTGTGATCGGATAGATTTCCGCGCGTTAAGCATCTTTTGTTTCTTCTTCTCACGCTCTTTTTCACGTTTCGCAGCGGCTTGTTCTTTCGCCTTTTGCGCTCGCTTCTCACGCTTTTTCTTTTCAGCTTCGGTCAGCGGCGGTCTGCCACGACCACGCTTCGGGGGTGTTGCCAAGAGTTATCACCTCATTTCGGCTTAATAGTGAACAAGTCTATCGCCCATGTAATCTAAGGCTTTTGACATATTGAGGACGGCACAACAGTTTTCGTTTGACATCCACCAAGCGCACTTTTCTTTCTCGCATACGCACCGACCAAGCGGATTGCTGGTTAGTTTCATCGGGCAGTAAAGTTCGTTGTCCATTGGTTATTCCCCTTTCATCTCATAACATTTGCTGCCGTTATCGTTGAATCCCAAACACCAAGCTAACTCGGAAGCAATTTTCTGATAAATGCCTTTGGCGTTAAGCTCAGTTTCGGATTCCACATAGCCGCTATAAAGACCATACAGAAAAGCCAGTCTTTCACGCCCTACCATGTTGATTTCCTGAATCATCATTTCCACCCCATCACAACAGCCGTACAAACGGCCAGACACACGTTGACGAACAGCCAGACAATCATTGACTGCTGTTTCTCAAATAGGCTGTCTGCCATGTTCTTGATTGTCCGTTCAGACTGAACCACTACAGCCAGCAGGACCAAGCAGACCAGCCAACGAGTTACAAATTCAAACATTGTTATCCTCCATCAAATCATCCATGCTCAACTGACCACTGATGTTGTCATCTTCCATCCACCAGCGGAAAACGTCCATGCCGGTCTGCCAATCGCACGGCAGACCTTTTGCTTTTCTGACATCAAGCATTCTTTCAAACGCAGAAATGTACATTTTTTCGTAGGCAGGCCAGCGCATAAACTCGCGCTGTCTGCCCCCCCTACCAGCCATAGGGCAACCGATGCAGCCAACACGCTTCTGTCCTTCGCAGTAAAGCGGATTGATGGGCAAGTGTTCGCTGCGCGTGTAATCCCACACATCATCATCCGACCAGTCGATAATCGGATTGACGGTCATCTTGCCTTTGACGTTGCACGTTTCAAACAGCTTTCTCTTCTCGTCATTATCGCTCGTGAGGATGATGCGCTTCTCTTTGTCTTTGTGCATCAGCTCCATCACGCCACGACTATTCTTTCTCCGAGCGGATTCAGCCCAGCGAACGCCGGTAGCGATAAATCTATCGCGTCCAGTATTTTCTTTGAGAACTGCACAGCAATACCGCACAAGTCGTGTGGGCGGCATTAGCTTTTGCGGAATCAACGTCCACAAGGACACGGGCTTGTCCTTGTATCGTGGCATGACGATGGAGCATTTGATTCCACGTTCTTCCATCGCTTTGAACTGCTCACGGATGAAATAGACCGTCTCCGGCGCATCTGCTGTGGTGTGGCTGTTGACCACCTCAAAGTTGATTCCGGCACGTTCAGCCAGTGCCACAAGCACTTGTGAATCCTTGCCGCCAGAGTATGTGACCATGAGCGGTTTCTTGTACCGATGCTCTGATAGCCTTGCAGCGTCCTGCAACCGTGCGATCGCAAGCTGTTCCTTATCAGTCACGGTTTACCACCTCGTAATTAGAGCATTCCATGTCCTCTCCGCAGATTGGGCACACTGGGTTTCTTCCTTTGTTTACGACTGCCGTTGCAAATCTCATGTCAATGATTTTAACTTCAGTCCAGCATAGCAAGCATTTGTAAGTTGCTTCTACGATGTGATTCTCGTTCGGGTCTGAGAATATCGCTTCGTCAATCTGGTTGTGTGATAATACTGCCATTAGCTCCACCTTTCCCTCAGCTCTTTTTCGACCTGTTCTGACTTTGCTGTGATGTAATCCGCAAACTCGTCAGGGGTCATGCTCTCGTTTTTGAACTGCCCAACCATCTCCCAGTACCTGTCTCCAATGCGGATGATCTTCTGTACCTGTTCATCGGTTAGGTCTGCATCGCACCGAAGGTTCTGAATCAGTGCGCCCCATGTGGCGGCGATGCCATCCAGAGCCATGCGAAAGCCGTACAACTGGTTCTGCCGTGCGATTTTGCGGAGGTTGGTCGGCTTGACCTGTTTGCCGCACAGGGGGCAGTTTCCAAATTTATTCATCTGACTGCTCCTTTGCTTCAAGGCAAGAGAGCCAACGCTTGTATTTAGCAGTCTCAATTTCGCCCTCTGCGTTCCAAAATTCGCTTTCGGAATCGAGGTCATCTCCAAACCAAGCATCGCATAAAGCATCGACTGCGTTACTTATGTCCGCAAATTCTTCCATCAGATTTGCTCCGCACTCCGCAACGCTTTTTGGTGTCGGGTTCGTGCCATCCAGCGCACGGCGTAGCTCCAATGCAGCCTGTGCCAGTTTGGACGATTTTTCTGCCAACTGCGCCAAGATTTCGGTCTTGGGCAGAATTTCTGAAATTTTCTTACTCACTTCTGTTCTCCTTTCAGCCAGTCGTTGAGTGCAGCCATGCAAGAGGGGCAAAGAACGAACGACCTGTCTGGCGAACATTCATAGCCGCGTTTTTTTTATTTTCACTTTTCGGATTCCGTTTACTTCGTCGTGCCACGAAAAACACTCTCCGCAGCGGTCGCAAATCTCAACCTCAATTTCCATGTTTTCAACCTCCCATTAGCGGGTCTGCGCATTCCCAACGGTAATCATCAAATCGAATTTCACGGTTGATGGTTGTTTTACCTTCAATGACTTCCATCTCCTGATTTACGCATCCACTGCTTTCAAATCCATAGAATCTGAAATCCAATCTATACTTTTTAGACATTTCTTCGTATGGCTCAGGTCCCATCGACCATGCAGCCATTACAGGAAGAACAAGAATTGCGTTGTCGCCATCAGCAATCTGTTCAGTGCAAAACTTTTCAACGAAGTTCTTCGTAGTACCCTCAATGTAAGCGGTGTCTTTCACGTTGATGTAGAACGTCTCATCATCGTAAGAAAGCAATGCTCCATCATGGATTTTGTTGTAGACCCACTCTCCATTCGGAAACTTGTTTTTGTCGAAATAGGGGCGGGCATAAACAGTCACGCAATCCGTAAACCAGCGCACGATGTTTTCGGGATTTCCACGGACTTTGAGTTTTCCTTCACACCAATTTGGCATTCTCTTTCTCCAATCTCTTTAGTAGCCCATCCACGTCATACCGCCAATGGACACGCAGCCTTTTTGCTTTGACCTCTATCCCCTCTCGCTCTGCCCACTGCCAAGGGATGCTTTTGCGGCTCTCGTTGTAACGGAACGCCAGAACTTTGCTGGCAGGGATTGCAAAGGTGCGGTTGACCGCCCGGTAATTGACTATCACATGGGCGGTCTGACCGCTGTACCCCATTGCATCCACCATGTCTGTGATGTGCTTTTCCTTGCGGTATTTGCACTTTGCCTTGTCGTACTTTCCGAACACCTTTTCCAGAGGGATAGAGGGCGTTTCAATGGTTTTCAGCTCAAACAGGTGGTTCATCGGGTAACGGTACACAAGGAAGTCGCAGATGTTGTCGATGGAGAAGGACAGGTTCTCATTGCCGCCGTAGTAGGTTGCAGCACTGTCCTTCAGCCGATAGCACCACGCATCGGACGGGACGGATGCCTTGAAGTCTGCTTCAAACTGCTTGCCAGTGTTCATGATTCAAAATCCGGAAAGCTGGGAAGATACATCCAATGCGTAACCGTGTCGTCGGCTAATTGGTATGTCCTATTCCATTCCTTTGTTTTGCTGTCAAGCCATCCGATGTCTCTAAAGCATTCTCCGCTAGGTCTTACAACCAAAATCAAGAGAGGTTCATCGTATTCCGGCCTTTCGTCCTCAACTCTTATCCACGCCTCCGCTCCAAACGCTTCCTCAGGAAAAAATTTCGCCAAATTGCTATCGCACGTCTTTACAGAAACACGACGTACATTCTCAAAAATTTTGTCCGAACCAACAGGAAGCACAACTTCAAGCGTGTTTTCCTCAAGATTGTTTGCTTTACAAATCATCCTCGTTCACCTCTAAATTCGCTTCCGAGAAATCGTTTCTTGCCACGCTCCCGGTGCTTGTCCTCGTAGTCACGGTGGTACACGCTCTGGCTGTGGTTCAGCTCATACACGAACGCCTTGCGTTCCTCAAAGTCTTTCTTCTCCGCCTTGTACTTCTCGCAAGTGTCGTGGCAAGCTGTGTAGCGTGATGGGCAGTTAAGACAAAAGGTAATCATCTTCCAAACGCCCGTCCAGCCAGATAGCGCAGCTCTTATATAAGGTAGGCGGTCAGGCTCTAATGAGCCAAAGTTCCTCCATTTATTCTTTTCTCGCCTTTTGTCCCGGTAGCGTAACCGTTAGTCAAAAGGGAGATCAGAACTGTCGTCAATCACAGAGAAGCCGTCCGTGTTGCCCTGAGAGTAATTTTGCGGTGCATTCTGCGCCCGATCGGCGGGTTTGCTGTCAGACTTTCCACCGCAGAAGTCAACCTTGTTCGCCATGATTTCCGTTGCGGTGCGGTTGTTCTCCTGCTTGTCGGTATACTTCCGGGTCTGGATGCTACCAGTCACCAGAATTAGGCTACCCTTCTGGAACCACTTGGAAACGAACAGCGCCGTATTACCAAATGCGGTGCAGTTGAAGAAGTCGGTTTCCTTCTGACCGCCACTCTGACGGTCGCAGGCAATGCTGAACGTGCAAACATCCTTGCCGGATTTCGTGACCTTAGCTTCAGGCGTGTGAACCAGACGCCCCTGAATTGCGATAGAGTTAAGCATTGTTTAGCCCTCCTTCGGCTGTTTCTGGGCACAGTCCCAACACAGGACACGCCCAAACCGTTTCTTCGTGCTTCTTGCAGTTTCCAGCGGAGTGACGGTGCGGTTGTTGTACTGAATAGGCTGCAACTGCTTTCCGCAGCAAGCGCATGGGGGGGTGGTTTCCGCTTCCGTTTGCTTCTGCGCAGGCTTGTTTGCCCTGCTTGTGGTCTGCTTCTGGTACTCGTCCGTGTCAGCGTCCTTCGTATCGTCAATGCAGAACAGACCGTTCAGAGCGTACTTTCTAGCGTAGCTGCTTGCAGTACCGGTAAGTTGGGAATCTGACATACCAGATTGCTGCTTTGGCTCTCTGGCGTATGCCGTGTTAGATATTTTGTCTCCGGTCTCCGAATCGTAGATTGTTGCAGTCGCTTTGATATAGTGGTACTCACCACTCTGTACAGGCTCGTCTTCAAGAACAAGACAGGCTCCGTATTTCGCAAGGAGGGGTTTTACTGCTTCCAGAATGTCTTCGCAACTGCGGTAATTGTACTTACCAAAAGAATTGCGCTGGCTTTTTGGGGCTTTCAGCTCGCCTTGAATTTTGGAAAGCTTCACAAGTGTTTCCATATTTCTCCTTCCATAAAGCATCTTTTGCTTTCTTAGCTTCTTCTATGGTTTTGAATCGGTATGTTTTGCCGCTAAAGTGGAACGAATATCTGCGTTTCAAACCTTTCGTTGAACGGTCTTCGTAGATTCCGTACTCGCCAGTTAAAGTGTTTCTGGCCTGAACAGTATTTGCAACATTATCAGCTTGGGTTACGCAGCGAAGATTCTCAATCCTGTTGTCTGCCCTGATTCCATTGATATGATCGATTACTCCAATAGGCATTAGCCCATAATGAAGTGCGTACACAAGGCGGTGTGCTTTGTATTGTTTTCCTTTGATTTTTACAATCAAATACCCGTCTTTATCGTAGCTTCCTGCACTGTTTTTCCTGTCTTTTCTGTGTAACGTACCGCCAGAATCAACGTAAAACCATTTGCAAAGATACTCGACAAGTTCCTTATCGGTCATGGAATCGTCCTCCTTTCTTCGGCTTTATTAGGCTTCATTGCTCTTACTTTGGCTTAATACGGCTGTACAAAATCAATCTCCCCAGCACACGGAATCCGCTTCATCTGGCCGCTGCCATTCAGGCTCTTCGTCCGTCCTGGGAGCGAAGTAGTAGTCATCGGGCGGCTCAACCACGCCACCAAACCGATCAAAACAACCGGAACAATCGTACATTTCGTTCATACCGTGCCTCCAAGTTTCAGGATTTTTGCCTTCATCTCTTCCACAAGGGCTTCCAACTGAGATATGATATATTTCATCTTGCTGAAACTCCTCGTTACGGAGTCCCACTGATCCATATCTATTTCGACTGTATTCCATGTATGGCCGCAGTTCTCGCAGAGTCTCCGTCGGATGATGTTGTCTTCACATGATGTGCTGCGATAGATTTTGATTTTCTCGCTTCCGCATGTCGGGCACTTCACTTGGCATCCCTCCACTCGTTTGTGTGATGCGGGATGCGCTTGATTTTTCGGCTCTCTTGCTCCATGCGCTCGTTTTCGGCGCTTACGCCAATTGCGGCCAAAATAAGAGCTGCAAAAAGCATCGCCAGAGCAAGGAAGGCGTATCCAAGCATCGCCCATCCGTTTGCCGCGCCATCAATAGCATTTCCGCACCCAAGAGCTACGATAGCAAGCGAAATGCTCATACAGCACAGCACCGTGCCTTTAACTGTTTTCATCTCTCTTCACCTCTTTCAAAATAATGTCAAATCCGTTCGGCTTTTTCTCGTTGATGACTATTTTTGCATTTAACGCCTTTGCGATTTTTAGAAGCGTATCGACCCGAACGGAACTTTTCTGCTTCTTTCGCTTGCCCAAGATGCTGTAAATCGTCGGTCTTGATATCCCAGATCTACGGCTGAGGTCGTTGATGTTGAAGTACCTGACCCTCATTGCATCTTCCAGCGTCATGCCTTTTTACCGACGCCGAAAATCCAGCAGGTGGCCATCAGAGCGCCAACACCTATGATGTACCATGTCGCCTTAGCTCCGACCAAAAGCTCAATATGATGCACAAGCCAGAAGTTCAACAGGAACGTTGCCAGAATCAATGCCAGGACGATGCCCCAGATCATGGCGATTTCCACAAGTGCTTTCATTTTTCTCCTTTCGCTTGTTGATATGTTCCAGCCGCTCCTTCTCACGGCTGTGCCAGCGGATTTCCCGCTGACCGTAATATTTACCGTTCATCAGGCGGCTCCACCTTCCCCTGACTAAGCAACGTGCTGTAATGCCCATAGTTCATTCCGAGCGACTTTGCTTTGTCGTTTATTTGCTTGATGCTGTATCTAGGTGGAGTCGGCATTTGCCTTTCTGGCAGCTTGAATTGATATCCAGCCGGTGCGCATGACCTTTCGACCTTTCTAGCACAATCTTTGTGATACTTTTGATCTGGTGTTTTCTTTACCATCGCCTTACCGCACCACGCACAGAGACCCATCACTCGTTCGGTTTTGCCATTCCGACGTCTCCATTTCGCTTGTTGTTCAAGCTGGACATTGTGCGCACATACGACGCAATACTTCTGGTTTGCGTTCGGAGCTTCAAGAAACGCTCCACAGCGGACGCAGAATTTATTCATCGCGCTCACCGTCTTTCTCTCTGGCTTCCCGGTTGTGCCTTTCAAAGCACTGGTTCAGCATCTTTTCCATCCAGAACACCTTGTTGGCATCGTTTCGGGATACTCCAGCAGCCATTGCCAGCTTCAGTCTGCGTTTGCGGCTTTGCGCCCTGCGAAAATTCGTCACCAGCACTCACCAACCTTCTTGGTGATGAACTCAGGCACGTTCCTGCCGGTAGTCCGGCACAGGCAGACGCACTTAGCAATCCAAATATCAAAAAAAGCAGAAGGGATGCAGCACGTTGCATTTCTCTTAAAGCTTTCATTATCCGGTTTACTAAGCCAAACAGAAACCGCCTTGTAGTCATACGCTTCCGTGACTCTGCACCATTCGATGCTATACCCATCCAAACACAGTCGGTTCATAATACGCATTGCCATAAGCTTTGCTTCGATGAGGTCCGCTTCTGTCCACTTCAGCTTGTCCGCCTCGTAGGCCTTTGTCGCTTCGTTAATGGCGTGGTGCGCTTCTTCCGGGTATTCAAGGTCAACCTTTAAGGTGATGATCTGTTCCATGTTCATCCCTCCACTTTCCTGCTCTTCTCCGTCTTTAAGAAGAGATTAACGAAATAGACCTGACCGATACCCGTCACCTTCGGGGTCTTATTGATAGAAGTGTGCCCATCGGAATGTGCAATGGATGTTTCCTTGATTTCAAACAGGCGAAGTTCCATAGACTTCTGCGTTGGCATATTGTAGTCTGTCCGCTTTCTGTCCTTAATCAGGTATCCGTTCTCACGCATCCATGAGAACAAGCGGTTCTGCCCCATCTGGATGCCGTTCTGTGACAGCAGCTTTGCCATTTCACCAACAAGAATGCTCTGGCCGCTTGCGCTCACAGCGTCAGCGAAAACGCCTTTTGGCGTTAGCTCTGCAATCCGTTTGTCCTTTTCTTCCAGTTCTTCGTGCGCTGCGATCAGCGCAGTTGCAAGAAGCTGTGAGCGGGTGAGCTGTGGCTGTTCGGTCAGCTTCTTTTCCATTTCGTTGAACGCTGCAATGTACTTGAGCTTCCACTCAAGAGCAGCCTTGCCGGTAAAGCCCATAGCCAGCAGGGTGAAACCGTCACGGTTCATCAGGTAAGCCCTCTGTTCCCTGCCGTAGCTGTCCGGCGCTGTGGTTTCAAAGAACATCTCCCCAAAATTGGGGACATCTTTTTTGATTGCATCGATGTCACGTATCACATGATCGTGACGCTTTTCAAAGTTCTCGGCAATCTGGCGGCTGGATGCTACCGGTTCGCCGCTTTGCATGGATAGCACGATTTCTCTCATTTTTCCTCTCTTTCTTTTACAAGCTCATTCAGAGCTTCTTTCACCTTATCTTCCGCATTTTTAGGCTCACGCTTGCCGTTCAGGATTTTCCCCAAGTATTCCGGTGCGCATCCCATTTTTGCAGCAAGCTCTCTGATTTCGATATTGTGAACATGAAGCGTTCCTACAACATCGCCTGTCCACTTAGGAAGCAAATTTTTTCTCCTTTCTTGTTCTAATACTTGAACTTTTTGAAAGAATGTGATAATATTATGGTGTCAAGCAAAAACATTATCGAACGTTCTTCTATTTGTTCAAAGCCTTTAATTTGTTCTACCGATTGAACTCGGTATCTTTATTAAAGCACAAGTAGTAGAACTTTTCAAGTGTTTTTGTTCAAGTGGTAGAACTTTGTCATCTTGTACAAGCACTGGAGGTAAGTTTTGTGTTTTTTGACACTTTCGTAAAACTATGCGAAGAAAAGGGAGTAAAGCCGTCTCGTGCTTTAACCGATGCTGGTGTCCCAAAATCCGCTTATAGTTATTGGAGAACAGAAGCAAGTTTCGGAAACGATGCAAAGCCGACCAATCAGAATGCAGTTAAGTTGGCGCAGTACTTTGGCGTTACTGTAGACTACCTTCTCACTGGCGAACAAAAAGAAAACCCGCCCCAGCAGCCGCAAAGCGAAGTTGATGCAGCAGTGGAGCGGATTAGAAAAAAGCTTGAATCTATGCCGACAGCGCAGCGTGAAGCGCTGATGAACCTGATCGAGAAGATGTGAGGCAAGCCCGTGTATTACTTGTTGTGCAGCTGTGCCTTTTGCTTTTGGTTCATGCAGGCCTTATTAAAAGGCAATGACCGTGTACTATATGGCAACAGCAGAAAATATCATTACCGTAGAAACCGAAAAAAGAAATGGTTCTGACCCGGTAAAATAAAAACCCCTTGTGCCGGGCTGGTGTAGCTCTGTGCAAGGGGTTTTCTGTTATTCCAGGTCTAATGCTTTCTCCGTTGCCGGAATCTTATCAGGGTGTTCCAACAGCCATGCGATAAACCTGTCAATCTTAGCTCTTTCTTGTTCGCTCATTGTAGCATATCCTCCCGATCAGTAAATACGAATGTTCATTTGATACGATTATACATCTTTCAGTTGTATAGTCAATATCATTTTAACAACTTCGTAAAAATCGAACGTTTTCTTCACATCCGTTACTTTGCATCGGGGAAGCCACGAGCGTTCAAGTCAAAAGGGACAACGCCTATCCATTTTTCCTCCAATCACAGCTCTACGAGCTGTCCGTCAATGCGTTCGATGTTGTCTGCCGGGTTGCGCCCATCGTCTAAGGCAGCTACGGCACGTTCCAAGATGCCTTTTGCTTCGAGGTAAGCATCTTTATCAGCTTCGTACCCAGAAAGGCTCAGGACAAGCTCCAGCGTCCGTCTACGAGCGTATGGAATAATCAGAGCATCTACGGTTCGGTTCATTAACTTTCCTCCCACGGTTCAGGTGTGTGTGGTTGCCCATCGGTAACGCTGGCGGGCATTCCGTCGATGATCGGCATACGTTCATGGTTCCAGATTGCAGTTTCTTTCATTTTGTGTTTCCTTTCTATTTGGAATTTTTTGACAATACAGTTATAACATAGGCTGCTGTTGGTTCTCCATAGCAGCTTTTTCCATTTTTTGGCTTGTCGAATCCGGCAGTTTTGTAGAATTTTGTTGAAAGGGCGTGAATTTATGGATGAATATTTGTTAAGAACTTCAAAGGCATTGGAAATGGCACGAATGCGTTCCGGTCTGAGTCAGCAGAAATTGGCGGCACAGATTGGCGTTAATCGTGGTACGATTGCCAACTGGGAGCAAGGTCTGGCAGCCATCTCCCTGCCAATGGCTATGCGCTGGTTCACCTGCTGCGGTGTATCGGTGGCTCGGTACATGGACGCTTGCATTCATCCGGGGCTGCTGGAGCATCTGGAGGACGACCTTTCCGGCATGGAAAAGCGTCAGATTCTCATAGATGCCATGATGGAGTGTTCTTCCTACGAGATAGATGCCTTGTTGTATATGCGGTACGGAGATCACGGTTCAGACCACATCGGTGTGCTGACGGAGGTTCTGGCAAACCTTCATACGCCATTGAAGGACAGGGTCTCTGTCTGCCGGATGGTATCGGGCAACTATGAAATAGCGCAGGCTACCGGAACAGACCCAGACCCGAACGGAACCGCCCCGAAGATGGAAATACTCTATCAGGCGCAAGATGCCGGAACAGAAGCTGCCATGAGGTCCAATGATTCTTATACCGTGAATCCCAATAATATAAGCGGTTGATTGTCGAATTATCGCAGTTTTTGAGGAACATTTTGTCCACGTTTATCCACTTTTTGTACACCTATCGGGCAAATCCACCTTGTCATTCCGTCCCCCATAGACTGTAAATCGACAACATTCGCGCGGAATAAATAACGAGTTATCGTTAATCTATTGCTTGTAATTGGTCGACTTGTCAATCTGTCCCCCATAGTGCAGATTAGGTATATCTTTCCATCCACTTTTTGTACACCTATCCACAATCCGTCCACGTTTGGTATACCTAACGCAAAGTCATGTTTTCCGTTGAATTTTACCGCGTTTGTCTTATCCCACAGAGAATCTAATGCCGTTTTCAACAAAGAAAGAAAGGAAAGAAAAGTTTTTGTGGAAAATTCTACTACTTCCTATTAGTAGAAGATATTTTAGTATCTTGTTTTAACTCTTGTTTTATATATAGTAAGAACGTGGACAAAAAATGGACGAACGAGGACGAATTGTGGATGAACGTGGACAAAATATTCCACAAACGAGGACGAATTGTGGATGAACGTGGACGTTATGTATTGACTCGTCCTCGTAACGGTGGTATAATAGCTGTGGAAATCAAATCGGAAAGGAAGTGTTGAAGTGTCAGACATTAAAGGCGGCAATCTAATTGAAAAGAGTCGACCTCTTGTGTGGGCAAAATTCAGAGACTACACGGCTGGCGAGCTTCGTCTGTTGGAAGTATACCTGTCAAGAATTAACCCTCGTGACCCTGAAACGTCAGCAGTCAGATTCACGCTGAAAGAATACTGTGATTTTCTGGACATCAAAATTAACTCAAGGAATTTGAAAGCGCAGGTTAAGCACTTTGTCAGCAACTCTGTGGAAGTTCCTAGAGGTGATAAGGCTGGTTCTTATGACATCTATCCCTTGTTTGACCAAGCGTCTGTCGAATTTGATTACAAGTTAGCGAATTTCTTTATCACGCTTAGCTGCAATCCGAAACTGCGTCCTGTTTTCTTCGACATCGCCGAAAAAGGATACGTTAGATATCGTCTGCGGTACACGGCAAGTATGAAATCGCAGTACAGTATTCTCTTATATTCAATCTTGCGTGACATGATAGGTCGGGGTGTGAGAACGCCCGAAATTACGGTTGAAAAACTAAGAGAACAGCTAGGAGCGAATGAACCGAGCTACAACGAATATAGGTATTTACGAAAGCGAGTTCTTGATGTGGCGGTAAAGGAAATCAATGAACTGTCTGACTTACAGGTCGATTATGAGCGTGTTATCATTGGGCATAAGGTTGTGTCAGTGAAGTTTAACGTGCATCAGCACACAGAGCCGGTCATAGACGCTGAATCGAGCGAGGTTGGCAGTTCGTCCTTGAAAGATGTTCCTGAAAACCAAAGACCTGTTAAAAAGGCTCGCAGGGGTGCGTACGAGGATGTCGATTGGGCATCCATTGCTCCAACACTTACGGAAAAGCAGTGCATCGAGATTGCAAAGTCCGTTGCAAAGCGCATCAAGGAAAAATACCCCAACATAAAACAGAACAAAAAGAAAGAAGCAGTTGTAAACATCGTCGAGAACGCTTACCGAATCATTATTGCCGATGGTGAAGAAGAGCGAAAAGAGCCGTTGAAGAATCCGGGTGGATACTTGTTCAAGACGATTGAAAAGACAGACCTTGATGATTATGCTACGTTTGATGATAGCTTCTTGAAGTAGTCGGACGCAGCACATACGGCAGAATGAGCAGATAAAGCAGAAAGGAGAAAGAGTATGATTCCGATGTTTCCGAAAGGCTATGACAAGGACAAGTGGTACATGACCAAAGATGTTATGCCGGATAAAAGCCTAGAAGGATGGCCTCGTGGGCTTTTACTTCATATCGAAGATGAGAAAACAGGAGAAAAAAGTTTCATAACCGGCAAGTACGATACAATCAATGGCAAATGGTTTGATTCCGATAGTAATGAAATCAAAGGAACTGTAATTGCATGGCACGTCACGCCTGTATTGTGGGTCGGAGACGAGATAAAGGCAGCATATCCGTTCTACTAAAAAGAAAGAGTGATAAAATGGCAAAAATTATAGCTGTCGCCAACCAGAAGGGCGGCACAGGAAAGACTACCACAAGCACCTGTCTGGCTGGTGCATTGCAGTTGCTTGGCAAGAAAGTGCTACTGGTAGACTGCGATGCCCAGTGCAACGCAACGGACACCTACGGCGCACAGACAGAAAATGTGTGTACTTTGTTCGATGTAATGACCCGGCAGGGTACGGTAGAGGAAGGAATCCAGCACTGCGAAGCCGGTGACATTCTGCCGTCAGACAACGCATTGAAGGACATTGACGAGCAGCTTGTCCGGGACATTGGCAAGAACTTCCGGCTGCGTGAAGCGCTGGAATCCGTGTCTGAACAGTACGATTACATTGTTCTGGACACTCCCCCGCAGCTCGGTCTTGCGCTTGTAAACGCTCTGATCGCCGCCAATAGCATTATCGTGCCCATTACAGCAGACCGCTATGCGCTTGCCGGATTGAGCCAACTTTCGCAGACCATCGGTGATGTTCGCAGATATTTCAACCCGACCTTGAAGATTGAAGGTCTGCTTCTGAACCAGTACAAGAGCCGTGAGAACTTGTCCAAAGAAGTTGTAGAGCAGCTTCCTGTGATTGCACAGAGTATGGGCACAAAGTTGCTTGATGTGAAGATTAGACCGTCTATGGGCGTTCGTAAGGCACAGGCAGAGCGGCACAGCCTCTTTAGCGGTGATACGGCAAAGAGCACCAGCGCAGAGGATTTCAAGGCGTTGGCGCAGATGATTGTGAAAGGAGAAGAAAATGAGTAAGAAGATTGTAGACGTTGCTCCCTTGATGGAATATTATCGAAACAGACTTCTTGAAGAAGGTGACAATCAAGCGTTGGAAGATGCGTTAGAAAGGTTAAGAGCGTTAAGAAATGCTGATGTGCAAGATTTACAGCCAAAAGCAACATGGGAACGTCCAGAGGGTTTGACTTTTATTATTCAGGACGATTATGATAACAGCCATGCAGAACAAGCAATCAAATGCAGTAATTGTGGTGGTATGATTTCCGAAAGCGATTTCGACAAGTGGATTTGGAATTTTTGCCCAGTATGTGGCGCAAAAATGGAGGAAGAAAAATGAAATTAACCAGCAAAAAATCCACAGGTTTGCTTGGCGGGTTTGATTTTCAGCCTATTTTTTCGGAGCAGACATTAAGCCGAAGTGAGCCAAAGGAAGAAGAAGTAAGCCAAACAAAGCCGAACGAAGCCGAACAAGCATTGATTAAGCCCAGTGAAGCCACAGACAGCTATGTGCAGCCTAATGAAGCAGAATTAAGCAGTATTAAGCCGAAGCAAGCCAAAGACAGTGAAAGCAAGCCAAGTGATGCCGTGTTAGGCGAAAGTAAGCCGAAGAAGCTGAAACAGGCAAAAGAAGTGCAGCATTTGATTGAACAGGGCGATGTACCCGGCGCACTGGCTGAAGCTGGCTTGACAAAGAAAAAAATCCCGATGCCGGAATCGCATCAGGGCGTTGCAAGCGGTGACGGCAAGCGGTCTAAGCGCATTACCATCCTTATGAGCGAGGAGGAACGCAAGTACATCAACCGTGAAGCCAGACGGCACGGAATGACCATCGGGCAGTTTGTGTACGCTCTGGCTGCTGCGGCGGCAGATGGGAAGATTGAACTGGAAGATTTCTTGGAGGAATAAAGGGCAAGATTTAAGTGTAAAAGAAAAATGGAAAGAAAATGGATTAACACATTGACATTTGGCTACACAACTGATCCGAAGAACATTTGCAAGCTCGGTATCGTAGATTGAGAGGAAATCTGAAGATGAATAACACTCGTAGAAAAGCCATTAAGCAGACCATTGACCGTTTTGATTCCATCCGTGAAAAGCTGGAAGAGCTTGTGGCAGAGGTCGAAAGTGTAAAATCCGATGTTAAGGACATCCAGTGGGAAGAAGAAGAGTATCGTGACAATATGCCTGAGAACCTACAAGGCAGTGAGCGGTATGACAAAGCGGATGATGCTTGCACGAATCTGTCTGATGCTGTGGATGCTCTGGACGATATGATTGGTGCTCTGGACTTTGATTTTGGTGATGTAACTACTTCTCTGGAAAAGGCGATGGAGTGATTGCGGTTGCGAACCCGTTGAGAAGAAGTGCGTGGACTGTATTTCTATATAGAGAATGAGGGTGAAGAGATTATGCGCACATACAAGCCACACAAGCACAGAAGCAAAGAGGAACAAGCTCCTTCTGTAGATACCGTTGCGGTCATTCGGTGTAAGAACTGTGATTTATGGAACACATGGGACAAACAAGGAGAACTGTGTAGTTGTGCTCACTTCACGTTAGATGATTCCAGCCCTGCGTATACAAAACCTGATGATTTCTGTAGTTATGCAGAGCAACAATAAAAGCTGAGTTCTAGGAGGATTGACGTATGATTGTTTATAGACCACATCGTGGTTCTTTGGAAGATGCCATGAAAGAAGTAAAAACATTTGACAACTGGTATCAGATGACACATTATATTGCAAATAATTGGAATTTGGCGGTTGGCAAGAAAGTGATAGACCCTGATGATATTGTTATGGACGATAAACCGGTCAATGATGACCGTGTTGGTTGGAAAGACGTTCACATGGTTTTGGCAACTCGTATTGGGAATGACAACTTTATGGAAAAATACGGAAACTCGCAGTGTATCGGGTATTGCACTTACGATGTCTCAAGTGTCAAAAAATACTTAACACCGAAAGAAGTAGGGAGCGAAAACTTTTATTGGGTCAAAATCCAGTACGATGATGACAAAAAATGCAGACACTTTCAAGCTCCGTTCGTCTTGTTTGCAAACAGCAAGGAAGAAGCAAAAGCAAGAATCGAGCGAGAGGTCCCCGGCAAGTTTTCCATTATCAGTGTGGTAGAACTCGACAAGAGCCTTGTAATTACCCCGCAAGATTTGTTTGACATGAGGTCAAAATCAACGCTTTGGGAATAAAAGAAATCCTGTGTAAATTTGAAACGCTGTATATTAAAGAATTACTCAGCCGATAAAAGCTAAGATTTAGGAGGGTTCGTAATGAAAAAAGCGAATGGTAGATATATGCAAACAGAATGCGACCGTTGCGGGTTCGCTGTTCATATAGACGACACAAATAGAGTTCTGCTTCATGGATGGGGCTGGAGGAAAGATACAGGCGACCTTTGTCCAGATTGCTATGCAGAGTACAAGAAGATGGTGCTTGAATTCAATGCGGCAAAACGTCGCGTCATCCGATAAAAGCTGAGATTTAACGTATAGAAAAATCCCCCTGTGTAGTTTTTAACGACTACACAGGGGTTCTGTTTTACTTATCAGCAATGCAATCCCAGTAGAGATACGCCTTGCCGTCCACAGCATCAGTGTCATCAAGGAACGCCTTTGCCATGTCAGCGTAGAAGCCCGGAGTGTCAACGGACTGGCGCTTTGCGACCTGACAATAATCCGAGTACATCATGTTCATAACAGCCCAGAAATCGTTCGGGTCGCAGGTGATATTGCGCTGTTTGGCAACGTCCTGTGTCTGTTCCAGCGTCCAGTGACAGCCCTTCGTGCCGTCAGCATTTACCATGCTGTCACACCATTCCTCCGCTTCATCGTGGGTGAGGTGCTGGCGTGGCATCTTGATCGAGCGGCTGTCCGCGCCGCCACGCTCATACTGCCCAGAGTGCTTGTCCCAGTCACCGTTCCGCGAGAAGCCAATTTGCGGCATCTTGCGCCCGTATTCTACGTCAGGGTAGCGGGGGATAGGGTAGGGGTCGATGTAGCGGTTTTCCTCCTGCGGATAGTAAGGATAACGGTCGTTGCCGTCCTCCAACTTACGCAGACGGCGTTCCAGATCACGCTCCCTGCGGTCACGCTCTTCCTCAAGGCGGTCACGTTCCGGCTCACGGTCTTTGTCGTGGTCACGGAGCATCATCATGCGGCGAAAATTAGTCTTGCCCATAATATTCTATACCTCCTCAAGAAATGGACGCAGGCGCACCGGCGTGGGAGCGGCAGAAGCAGCCAAGATACTTAAACGTGCCGGTGCCGGTCGCAGACGTTGCTACACGGGTAGCGTAGCGGGTGCGGGTGTGGATGCTCTCGGCTGTCGCCTGAGCGCAGGTGCAGTCGGTCAGAGGGTATGCGGTCGTGCCTGCACCTATGGTAATAACCACAGGGGCGTTGATGGTGGTCGTGTCCGGCAAGCTCTGGGCAACCACGATGCAATACTTTTCTCCGTTCTGGTATGCGCCGGCAGGGATGTTGATGGTCAGTGTGTCGTTGGCGAATGTGACCGCCTGACTGATGACCAAGTGCGGGCAGAGTTTGCAGCTTGTTTTGCAAGCCATAGTATTTTCCTCCTAAAAAATCAGGGGCAGAGGTATATTACCCCTGCCCCGATGGTTCACCCGGTGTTATCGGGGAGTGTGTAAGTTAGCAGCAGCCGCAGCAGTTCACGCCCACGTTGGGGTTTGCCACCTGATAAGCGGGAATCGGACGAGGATTGACCCGGTTCAGGATGGTATCGGTCTGCTGGGACATCACAGTGGTCAGAAGCGCATTCTGACGATCCTGAGAAGCGGCGAACTTCAGGCTCTGGTTCTCAGCGGTCAGAGTGGCAATCTTATCCTGCGTGAAGTAGTCCATCATGCTGCGGAAGTTGGCGTTGCAGTTGTCCACGATGGCGCGGGCGTTGTCTGCGATAGCCTGACGGGTAGCGCAGTCCTCCGTTGCGATGGTGTACTTCAGGTCGCCGATCAGCTGCTTGTTCTCGCAGCAGCAAGATGCCAGCTGCGTGGCAAGTGCGGTCTGGCCAGCCTGCCGTGCGTTGCCCTCCTGCATGATGGCAAGGTTGATGGCATTGTCGCCGTTGGACACGCTGCGTTCCAGACCGTTCACGAGCTGTGCGTTCTGGTAGCCAAGCTGACAGATGGCGCTGTTCACGCCAGCAAAGCCGTTCGCAATGTTGGCGTTGAGGCCGTTGATCTGCGTCAGCTGGTCATAGCCCAGAGAGCAGATACCGCTCTGGATGCCAGCCAGAGAGCGGGAGGTATCCTGCTGGTAGAAGCCCTCAGACAGAGCCGCGCGGGTGTCTGCACCGCCCTGACCAGTTGCGCCAGTGCCGACCAGATAGGGGATGTAACTGTTCATGCCGTTGTCACCACCGTTTCGCCCGTTGCCGTAGTTGCCCCAGCCGAAGATGATGGCGAGGATAATAACAGCCCACAGACCTTCGTTGCCGAAGAAGCCGCCGTTGTTATTGCCGCCGTCCTGCCCAGCCAGATAGCCAGTTGCAAAATCGTCCATAACAAAACTCCTTTCAGTTTTGCGTTATGCTATCCCACCGCCGTGTGCGATGGGCGAAGCCAGATAAAAGCGGTTTTTGTCAAGTCCGCAAAACTGAGAAGCGTTTCGCTTAGAGGGATGCCTTATCGGGGCAGCGTCAGGTTCAGGGCGCTTGCGAGTTGGTTCAGGTCGATGCCACGCTCTTTGGCGAGGTTCTGTGCCATCGTCCTGAGCTGTGCTTCGTTTTTGCCCTGAATCAGGTTCAAACCCTGCATGATAGGGGCGTTCTGCCCGCTCAACTGCTGGATAAGCCCCATCGGATTCTGCCCGGCGCGAGCCAGATTTGCAAGCTGCATGATGGGGCTGTGAGTAATCATGTCAAACGGAGAGGGCATCGTTTATTCTCCTTTCTTCGCTGTGGCAGTTGGCTTTGCAAAGCTCTTCTGCCACTTTTCCAGTTCGTCCAGCCGGTGCACGAGGGAATTGTACTGCTCAATAGGCACATACTGCTGTGTCGGTGCAGCGGTCTGCTGTGCCTGTTGTGCCTGTATCTGACGCCACGCTTCCGGGCTGTAGAACTCCTGCACATAGGATTCACAGGTGTCAGGGTTGAGCCGTTTGCAGTAGATCACGCCGCTGCGCAAGTCTGGGCAGTAGGTCGGTCTGCCGTACAGGTCGGACGGTATCGCCAAAAATTCTTCCCTGCTGGAAACAGGTCTACCAAGCAACCAGCCGCCTTCCTGCGCCGACTGCTGAACAGGCTGCTGCCCATTCATCGGCTGCGGACGCTGCGGCTGTGCCTGCTGCATCTGTGCGTTTGGCAGGGGAGCGGCAAGGCCAACCGTGCCCATTCCGCCGTAAGGATTGACAGGTTGCTGCGGAACGTAGGGCGCTCCGGGTGTCGGATAATAGCTCATAATACATCCCTCCTATTGCATCCAGTGTACCGCACCGGCAAAAAACGAGAGACAACGAAGGTACAACGAAGGACAAAAAAGAAAAGCACCCACACGGCATAAAGCCGCATGAGCGCTTAACTGATAAGGGCACACACTTTGGAGTGCAATGCTAAGATATCATATCATCCAATATATGGCAATTCTTTCGACAAAACTAGTGCGAATAAAACAAAATCCCCCACTTTGCCTACAAAGTACTCCGCGTGGAGCGCAGGTCTTCGGCAAAGCAGGGGATTTTTACTTGAAAATATTATCAATGCCTTTCAGCCGATAGCCTACCGCCGTCCGGCTGTAATGTGTCTGCGCCGCAATGTCCGGCAGCGGGAGCCGCTCCACGTACCGCAGTAAGGCTATCTTACGGTCTACCCTCCCAAGCGGTGCGCTTTTGATGGCTGCGGTCATCTGCTGTCGGTCAAGCCCTTGCAGCGCAGCGGGCAGCACTACACGAGCCGCCGCCACAGACAGCACCGAGCCAGAAGGGCTGCGGCAGCTGTCCCGCGTTGCGCACCATATTGCCAAGCACGGCAAAATGGTATGTTTTCGTGACATCACGAAAACGTGCGCAGACCATTTTCGTGATGTGCCGAAATTGCTCTTGTGCGGCGTACATTTTGCCATCACCGGCAAAATGGTCGTATGTAGTGCTTGCCATAATAGCCTCCTTACTGCTTTTGCAAAGCAGACCTCGCCCGGTCAAAGAAAAACTGGATTACCTTGCTCATGGTTTCTTCGGTGATAGCCCAGCTTACCAGCTTGCCCCACCGGCTGTTGTCCAGATAGGTGCGCAGCATCTTGACGCACCACGCCTTGCGCTCTGCGCCTCTCTTGGTGCCCTGAATTTCGTGCTCTGCCCTTGCAATGAGGTCGAGCACAGTGCCCTTGACCGCCGCGCCGTAGCCCAGACGGATAAGCCCAAACGCAAGCGACACAGCGCCCACAACGATGAGCACCAGCGCCAGCCACGCGGGCAGCGGGGTAAGAATGGTGTTAAGGATGGTTTCCATGTGTTACTCTCCTCTCTCTTTTTCGAGATCTTCGATGCGGTGGTTTGCCACCTTGATCTGCTCTTCCAGCACTGGCACGCGCTGGGCAAAGTTGTTATGTGCCCGCACTTCGCGGGTCAGCTCTTCGAGCTTGGTTTCGGTCACAGCCTGCTGCTTGTCCAGCTTGGCGTCCATGCTCTGTGCGGTGTGGTTGTTGGAGACGATCGCGCCGATCAGGCTCAGACCGCCGGTGATGATCGCCACAATGATTGCTTCGCTCATGCGCCCTCCCGGAGACGGGTCAGACCCTTTTTTGCAATGATTTTTTCGTAGTTTTTGTACGCGTGGCTCAAGTCCACGTTGCCGCTCACCCCCGGCACGCGGGCGGTGCTGGTGTACTGCCACATCCCAAAAGCAAAGTTAGTCTTGGGCTTATCCTCCGGCTTCGTCTTGGTCTTGTCCTTTGGATATCGCGCAAGCCACACATCGTACTTTTTCAGCGCAGCGCCGCCCATGTACAGGTTGGTCTGCCCAAAATACAGCCCGGTGTACAGCATGGCGTAAAAGCCCATCTGCTCGATGGCAGCCAGCGCGTGCGCTGCAATGTCCGTCAGGATCTGTTTGTCAAGCGGTGCTTGTACATAGGTGTCCTCAATGTCCACTGCAACGGGCAGCTGCACCGTTTTTCCGGTCAGCACCTTGCGCAGCAGGGCAAGCTCTGCGTCTGCCTCTGCCGTGTTGACCGCCTTGCAGTAGTAGTACACGCCGCAGGGGATGCCAAGCCGCTGGCATTCGCGGTAGTTACGCTCAAAGGTTGGGTCAATGTAGGGTTTGCTGGGCTTGTCCTTTGCGCTGTTGCCCAGCGCTCGCAGCATCACGCCGTCGATTTTTCCGCTCGCCTTGACCTCGTCCCAGTCGATGTGGCCCTGCCAGCGGGAAACGTCCATGATAGGGATCATGTTATCAGTCCTTTCTATTTTTATGTGTTTTTTAATCAGCTAAAGCTTCCTTTGGTTAATTAGGTTAATCATTATAAATAACATTATGAGTGTTATAATCAATGCTCATTGTTCCCAAATGTCGCATACTTCTATCTCTATCAGCTCCAACTCTAATAACCTTTACTAATTCTGTATTGGTATCGAAAGTTAATATATTGAATGCATCTTGATTTTTTGTACCATCAGTTCTATCAATGTCAAGATTGTTTGAAAGATATCCACAAGCAACTACTATCCATAACTGATTAGGAAATTCTGATGTTGTATATACAAAATCAACATGAGTATGGCCACAAATCCAAGTTATGAATTTACCTCCATCATCAATAAAATTCTGCACGGTTTGCTGATAGATTGCATTTGTAACACAAGTATCATATTCATCTTCATATTTCAGATTGATAGAATTGAAAGTGCAATTAATATAATTCACTTTAGATGTCTCAGGCACACAATGAGCTGCACATATCACTGAATATCCTTTTGTTTTTGCATCTAATAAAGTGCTTGAAAGCCAATCATTTTGATTTGTTACATCTTCTCCACTACGCATACTATCCAACACTATGATTCTTATTTTTTCAGTTTCATAATCTTTGTAATAATATGTTTTTCCTTTTTGAGAAGTCACGCCCCAATTACTAATGTATGGTTCAAAAAATCTTTCGTATGCTTGTGCCATAGTGCATTGACTTGTGTACCAATCATAAGTGCCACTATAATCAAATAAACCATCGTGATTACCAATGCAAGTCAATATTCTTTTAGAACCATTAACACTATCCCAATATGCCATTCCGTCGGCATACTTGTCTACCATATCCCCTGTGCAAATCGCATCATCAATGTTTTTTATATTGCTAATAAAATTTGTAAATCTCTGTAATCTAATTTTATCAAGATGCAAATCTGAAATATGTGCCAAACATAATGGTTTAGTATTATTTCTTCGATAATGATTTGCTTGGTTTATTTTGTCTTGTATTCCCAAATTACTTGCAATAACACTATCATTATATTTAATATCTGATAGACAAGTACCATAAATGACAACATCTCCCGTTATTTCACTTGGTGACAAATCAGAATTATCTGTTCTTCTCCATACGGGCAACATTAATATCTTCTCCTGTGCCACATAAGGAAATAAACCGCCCCATTCATCTCCGTATTTTAATTTTTTTGTGTTAAAATCAAAAAATGAAATATTCAATTCGTATCCATAAGGAATATTTTTTGCATCAACCGCCTCGCCTTTGTTTAGGATTAAAAAATTACTTGTCCTTACTCTGTTAGTTGACTCATGCAAAATTCCTGTATTATAATAGCTGCCATTGACATAATCGGTTACATGGAAAACCTTTGTATCCTCATTTAAGAAAAATGGCTTTTCATAAAACTTCAATTCATAATTTGATGCCAATACACAAACAACGATATTGACATCTTCAAGTGTGTAATATGTGTAATCTTCAAAATGTTCGTAAGCACTTGTTATTTTAATCGGTGTTACAGTATCTCCTACTGATACAGTGTCACTATTTGTTTTCCCAAGCATTGTTATGTTTATATTGGCAGTTCCTACATAAACAGTTTCATTGGATTTTAACGAAATTATTGCATATTTTGAAAGCGTGGATTTTCTTACAATTCCATCCTTATCAATATACCCATCCTGCCATACTATATCTTTGTGTACAGGCTTTACACCATTGACTATATTATCTATATCTTC